GCAATTCATCTTCGCCGATGTCGACCGCCTGGGAGTCCTCCAAGAACGGATTGTCCATGTCGATCTCGCCGAGTTGATTGCTGCGAGCTTTTTTGACGATCTTCCAGTCGCTTTCCTTCTTCGCGCGTTCCTCGAACCACTCGATGAAAGCCTCGCATTGCTCGACGGTGATGTCCGGCAGATCGTTCGCGCGGATCGTGAGCGGCCCGCCCTCGCTGATGGTCTTGCCGTCCTTGTCGACTTTCTCGTTCGGCCACTGGTACGGCCGGCCGGTATCCGGGTGAGTGTGATAGGCCACGAATTGCTGGCCGTCACCCAGGATCTCGATCTGGTGAAGGTCGCCCCATTCGTCCTGATACCTGTTCGAGCGCATCTTGCGGAAAGGGGTCTCGGTGCGGAACACAAGCAAGCGCTTCGGAGCGCGGCCAATGCGAAGTGGTGCCTCGCCGAAGATTTCACGCGCTTTTGCCTCGGCTTCGAGCGCGACTTCTTCGTTGAGAATGTCAATGTCAACCGCTGGCGTGTGTTTGGTCAGGATGCCGGCGCCGGATTGGCGATGCCCTGACGTGATCCACTCGTCGAGTTGCGGTTTAGTCGAACGCACCTTGCTCCAGCCATCGAAGCCAGGCGCTTTTTTACCAACTGCGATTGGAACGATCGAATATCCATTGTCGATCAACCGGCTACCGAGGTAAGCGAGCGGGCCGCTGTTCTTCGGTGTGTATTCTTCGCTCATTAGAGTGACATTTCTTCGATTTCAAGAGGGTAGATGAGCCATTCGCGTTTTACGACGCTGGCGCCGCACGCGCGCTCGACCTGGGCGGCGACCTTCGGCGACATTCCGCCAGCACGGATCGCGTAATGCAGGTGTTCGCGCGGCAGGCCGCAGAGATCAGCGAGCGATGCGACACTACCGGCCTCGGTGCATTCGATAGACGCGCGCATCAGCATGTAGCGCATGCGACGCCGCGCCAGTTCAGCGGCGTTCGGCGCATTGCGGCCGGTGCCTTCAACCCAGGATGGGAAAGTAATCATTTCTTCGAGTCCTCCATGTGAAAGGTGAATAAGTGGATTAAATTATCGCACGAACGCTTGACGAACCGCAATTGCTCATGAGAAGATACTTCCCATGCACTGATCGACGACAAAGGTGATGCGGTGGCAGCGGAATTCGACAAGACGAGTTTTGGGATACAGCGACGGCTTCAGGCCGCGACGGAATTGGCCGCTACACGCCGAACCATCGTGGACCGAACAATCTTCGTGACTGACCCGGACAAGCTGGCCGCTCTGCACCGCCTCATTGCCGCAATCGACGACGTGCTGTCCACCCTTTCACATTAAATGGAGCATCACATGGCAATCGAAGTCCTGATCCAATCCCTGATCGAAGCACTCAACGCGAACACCGCAGCACTGACCGGCGGCGCCGCTGCTTCGACCTCGACCGCAGCCGACAAGCCGGCCACCACCGGCAAGACCACCACCGGCAAGACCACCAAGACCACCACCCCGAAAGGTCCGACCCGCGAGGAAGTCGTCGCGCTGCTGACCAAGATCAAGGACGAGCGCGGCGCCGCCGAAGCCAAGCCGCTGATCGAAGCCGCTGGCGTGAAGAAGATGGCCGAGATCCCGGACGACAAGCTGAAGTCGGTGTTCGACGCTGCGACCGCGCTGCTGGCTGGCGAGCCGGATGGTGGCGAAGACGACGGCGACCTGTAATAGCTGATCGGCATGCTGAAGCACTCCCGGCTTTTGGAAGTTCTGCATTACGACCCGTTGTCGGGGGTCTTCACATGGCGCGTTCGTCGCGGCGGTTCAGCGATCATCGGATCGGTCGCTGGCGGTTTAAATTCCGACGGATATTTGCAGATCAAAATTGATCGGGTTCTGTACAAGGCTCATCGCCTTGCCTGGTTTTACGTAAAAGGCGTGATGCCTGGCGTCGATGTTGAGATTGACCATAGGAACCGCATCAGAACAGACAACAAGTTCTCCAATTTGAGGGAGGCTGATGAGAGTGAGACCGCTTGTAATCGCAGTATTCGGTCCGACAACTCAAGCGGCGTGCCTGGTGTGAATTGGAACGTAGAATTCGGTAAATGGCGAGTGCGTATTCAGAAGAATGGCAAACGCGTCCTGATTGGGGACTTTGCGGATTTCGACGAAGCTGTCACCGCAAGGGAAATAGCTGTAAATGCTTGGCACGGCAAATTTGCAGGGGAGTTGCGAGCATGACGGAGCATAGCTTTACCCTTGCCGACATGCGTGCAGCGATGCAGCGCATTGTCGACGGTGGGCACTCGGTCTTTTCACCGTCAGGTTCACCCATGTGGTTGAACTGCGCAGGCTCGCTGATCCCGAACCTTTTTGCTGAAGACGACTCGGGCGAGGACGCAGCTTACGGAAGCGTGGCTCACATGGTCGGCGAGACCTGGCTGAAAACTCGCACGAGACCGAACCACCTGCTCGGGACGCGGCATTTTGTGCAGGCCGGCGAGTGGGGATACTTCATCACCGTCGACGAGTCGATGATGGAGTACGTGAAGCGGTATGTCGACTGGTGCAGATTTCTACCAGGCGACCACCACGTTGAAACGCGGGTCGACTTCTCGCAACTGACGCCGATCCCGAATCAAGGCGGCACGGCCGATCACGCTGCATGCACGTGGCAGCGAATGGTCATCACCGACCTGAAGATGGGTAAAGGTGTTCGGGTCTACGCGAAGGACAACAGCCAGGCATTGCTCTACGCGCTTGGCTTTTTTTACGCATGGGATTGGCTCTACGACTTCCAGGAGATCGTGGTGCGGATCGCGCAGCCGAGACTGGACGTGTTCGAGGAATGGACGGTGGATCGTGCTTATCTACTCAAGTTCGCCGAGTACGTCAGGGAACGCGCAGCGGCGGCATGGGTGCAGAATGCACCTCGCACGCCGAGCGAAAAAGCCTGCATGTGGTGCAAGATCCAGGCCACATGTGCAGCGAAGGCGAAAGCCTTGATCGACCTGACAGGCGGTGCGTTCGACGAGTTTGAGCAGGAAGTGAGCAATGCCGATATGGCAGAGTTCCGCCAGGACTTGAACGATGCGAAGGCGCCAATCGTGGCCGACATCGCGACGCTGACGACGTTGGAAATGGAAAAGCTGTACGGCTGGCGTTCGACAGTCGAGAGGTTCTTCAAAAAGGTGGGCGAGGAACTGGAAAAACGAGCAAGGGACGGCGAGAGGTTGAAGCTGTTCAAAACCGTGGAAGGCCGGGTCCATCGGGTCTTCCGCAACAAGGAAAAGGCGATTGCAGCACTGGTCGCCCTGGGCCTGAGTCGGGAAGATCTGCTCTCGGAAGAGTTGGTCAGTCCGGCGAAGGCGGAAGAGTTGCTGAAGGCGGAAGGCTACAAGTCGAAAGACCTGAAAGATCTGCTGAAAGACCTGGTGTTCAAGCCGCCCGGTCGCGCAACCCTGGCGCCGCTCAAAGACGGCCGGCCTGCACTGGCGGACGCCTACGACGACGCTTTTAGCGAATTTAGCGAGTGATCGTTAATCCGATTTATTTCATAAACTACGAAGGAATCAACATGTCAGCATTGACCATCAAAGAGCGCGGCAAGAACTTCATCATCTACAACGAAGGCGTGATCCGCATCGACAACGTTCGCTTCTCCTACCCTCACGTCGACAAGCCGTGGAAGAAGGAAAGTGACAAGGGCACGCCGAAGTACGGCATCGTCGGTCTGATGCCGAAAGAAACGCACGAAGACGCGAAGAAGGCCATCGCGAAGATCATGAAGCAACTCGCGACCGATGCGAAAATCACCGTCGCATCGGACAAGAAATTCCTGCGTGACGGCGACGCAAACAGTGGCATGGAAGACGAGGACGCCGATAAGTCCGAGAACACCTACGCAGGCATGTACTTCGTCAGCGCTCGCGAGACCAACCGTCCGACGCTGCGTGACCAGTACGGTAAGAAGCTCGATCCGGTCGACGACGCAGAGAAGATCCTGGAACTGTTCTACGGTGGCGCCTGGGGCCACATCCTGATCCGCCCATGGGTGCAGAATAACGAACACGGCAAGCGCATCAACGCTGGCTTCGTGGGCGCAATGTTCAGCAAGGACGACAAGGCGTTCGGCCAGGGTCGTATCGATGATTCCGGCGCATGGGGTGATATCGCTGAAGGTGGCGGTGAAGATCCCGAAGATGACGAAGACCTGTAATCCCTAGCAGCACCCGCGACGCCGCAGACTGACAACCTGCGGCGTTGTTTCGTTCAGAGACCGGAAAACATTATGGCGAAAAGAGACTACCGCGAGAAGCGGCCCGAGGCGGTGTGCGACACCGAGTGCTATCGCGACTACTGGAGCATCGGCTTCAAGAACATCGAGACCGGCAAAAAGATCATCATCGAAAAATACGCCGGCCTGGCGCTGGACACGAAGAGGATCGCCAAGATCTTCCGCAAGTTTCGCATCTACACCTTCAACGGCATCGGCTACGACATGCCGATGATCGCGCTGGCGATGGCCGGGGCCAGCAATGAAAAGTTGAAGGAAGCCAGCGACGACATCATTCAATACGGCACCCGCGCGTGGAAGTTCTACGACAAATACGGCGTGTCCCTCCCACCATACATCGACCACGTTGACCTGATCGAAGTGGCGCCGGGCGTGAAGCTGTCGCTGAAGAAGTATGGCGCGCGCATGAACATGAAGAAGCTCCAAGAACTCCCCATCGAGCCGAGCGAGTTGATCGGCGCCGCGCGCCGGCCGCTGATGCGCATGTACCTGGGTAATGACCTCGACACCACCGAAGCCCTGGTCAAAGGTCTGCACGAAGAGATCGACATTCGCAACGAGATCAGCGCCGAATACGGCATCGACGTGCGCTCGAAGTCGGATGCGCAGATCGCCGAGACCCTGCTGGGCCACGAGGTCGAGAAGGCCACCGGCTACAAGCCGGACAAGCCCGAGGTGAAGACCTTCTCGTTCAAGTACACGCCGCCCGCGTTCATCAAGTTCAAGACGCCGCTGCTCCAGCACGCGCTCGAAGTGGTGCTGGCAACGCGCTTCTTCGTCAGCGGCGAACCAGATCCGCCAGGCGCGAAGAAGGGCAAGAAAAACTACGGCGTGGTGCGACTGCCGCAAGCGATCAAAGACCTGAACGCGAACCTGCGCATCGGCTTCACCGATTACAAGCTGGGTATCGGTGGCCTGCACTCCCAGGAGAAGCGCCGCTCGTATATCGCCGATGAAGACAACCTGATCGAAGATCGCGACGTGCGAGCGTACTATCCGCGCATCATGCTCGGCTCGGGCTATGCGCCGGTCGCGGTCGGCAAGCAGTTCGTGCCGATCTTCCAGCGCTTCGTGGATCTGCGCGACGTGTACAAGGCCCAGGCCGCGAAACTGAAGAAGGCCGGCGCCATGGAGAAATCCATGGTCTACAAAAAGCGCTCCGACACCTTTAAGATTGTGAACAACGGCCTGTACGGAAAACTTGGCTCGCCGTATTCCATCGTGTACGCGCCTCAGATGATGATCGCGACGACGATGACCGGGCAGTTCTCGCTGCTGATGCTGATCGAGGAACTGCACCTGAACGGATTCAACGTGATCTCGGCCAACACGGACGGCATCGTGACCGTGATCCCGCGCGACCGCTATGGTGAATTCGCCAGCATCGTGTTCGACTGGGAAATGGCGACATCGTTCTCGACCGAAGCCGTGCGCTACCTGGGCGTGTACAACCGCGATGTGAACAGCTACGTGGCCGTGGTCGAAGATGAGAAAGCGCCGGGCCAGGTCAAGATCGTCGACGACAAGCCCGAGGTGAAGCGCAAAGGCGTGTTCGCGAAGGCCGGCCTGCAAGCCAAGCACGACCCGACGTTCGACATTTGCTCGACCGCCGTGATCGAATATCTGCTGCACGGCACCGACATCGAAGAGACCATCTACGACTGCACCGACATCACGCAGTTCATCGGCGTTAAGCAGGTGGGCCTGTCGACCTTGGCCGATGGATCGAAGAAGGCGGGCGGCTATAAGGACGGCGAGTACCTGGGCAAGATGGTCCGCTGGTACTACGGCGAAGGCGAGCGCGGCTTCATCGCGAAAGCGAACGGCGCCCGCGTGGCCGGCACCACTGGCGCGGTTCCCTGCATGGATCTGCCCGACGAATTCCCCGACGACGTGGATCATCAATGGTACGTGCGTGAAGCCTACGCTCGCCTCGACGATATTGGCCTTAGCACCAAGAATCCGAAGCTGGTCGGCCGGCAGGGATACCGCGCCGCCGTGCTGCCGAAGCAGAAGACCGCGCACATCATCGACCTCCAGACCGACACGTCGCTGTGCGGCAAAAAGGCGAAGAACGTGCGCGAGCCGTGGGAGGAACTGAAGCACGTACCGAAGGACATGCGGATCTGCAAGGCGTGCCAGGAAGAACGCGGCTACGTGGACGAAGAGGACGACGATGACGACTAAACCGAACCGCCTCGAAAGCGACAACACCAGCGACGCGCACAAGTACGCCGAGCGGCGCGGCTGGTTCACGTTCAAGGTCGAGTCGCCGACACTCAACGGCCTGCCGGATCGCTGCTATATCCGCCGTGGCCGCGTCGTATGGGTTGAGTGGAAACGGCCGGGTCGCGGCGAGAGCGGTCTGTCACCGATCCAGGTTGTGCGAATCAGGGAAATGCGCGCGCACGGCGCCGAGGTGTACGTGCTCGACGACATGGCCGAATTTATGGAGTTGATGAAATGACGAGAATGGTTGCGAGCGAAATCGCCGCATGGTTGAAGGAGAAGTTCGCAGACGTGGTGCTGGAACGTGACCAGATGCACACCTACCAGCAGACCGGCCTGGACTTCATGAAGAAGAACCCGTACTCGGCTCTGTTCATCGACATGGGCCTGGGTAAAACGGTCACGTCGGCGACGCTGATCGCGGATCTGCTGGCGGATCTCGACTACGAGGGTAAAGTGCTCATCATCGGGCCGCTGCGCGTCGCCACGCAGACCTGGCCGGACGAGTTCAGGAAATGGAGGCACCTTGCGCACCTGAACCTGTCGGTAATCCACGTCGACGACGACGACCCGCGCCTCAAGGAAGCCGCAACAAGGGGTCGTGAAGCCGGTCGCGCGAGCAGTTCTGGTCTGTTCCAGTCCGAGAAGGCAAAAGACGCGCAGCAGGGCGCTACGCGCGCCGTAGCAGCAGAACGAGAGAAGATCCGCATCGAAGCGACGATGGCCGGCGCCTCGGTCCACGTCATCAGCAGCGATTGGGTCGAATGGCTCGTTCAATACTGGCATCCGAACTCGGGCCGCAAGTGGCCGTACCGCACCATCATCATCGACGAGTCGAGCCAGTTCAAGAACCACAATTCCACGCGCTTCAAAGCGCTGCAAGCCGTGCGCGACACGCCCGGCGCGATTACCCGCATGCACCTGCTCACCGCAACGCCGGCAGCGGAAAGCTACCTTCATCTGTTCCCGCAAATTTACCTGCTGGATCGTGGCGCGCGCCTCGGCCGCAACATCACCGCATACCGCGACCGGTACTTCAAAGAGAACAAGTACAGCCGCAAATGGGTTCTGCGGCCGGACGCCGAGAAGGAGATCATCGCGAAGATCTCAGACGTGTGCCTGGTCATGAAGGAAGAGGACTACCTGCCGCGCGTGCCGCCAGTGTTCGTGACGCGCGAGGTCCGCATGACGGACCACCAGCGCACCCTGTACATGAAGATGGAGCAGGACATGGTGGTGACGCTCGACGACGGCAGCGAGGTAACGGCGGATACCGCTGCGGCGCTGTCGGCGAAGCTGCTGCAAATGGCGTCGGGCGTGCTGTACGAGACCGAGTTGAAACCGGGGCAGACCGAGGACGACGATTTCGTCAAGATCAAGAAGGTCCACCAGATCCACACGCACAAGTTGGAAATGCTGGATCAGATCATCGAAGAGGCGCAGGGCAAGCCGATCCTGGTCGGCTACAGTCACCGCTCGTCGAAGGACCGACTGCGGCAGCGCTACGGCGAGAAGATCACGTTCATGGACGCTGACGGCAAGTGCGTGAAGCCCTGGAACGGAGGGAAGATTCCGATTCTCGCGATGCACCCGAAGTCGGGCGGTCACGGCCTGAACCTGCAAGTCGGTGGACACATCATCGTGTGGTACGACATTCCGTGGTCGCTGGAACTGTATAAACAGTTTATCGGCCGGCTCGCACGGCAGGGCCAGAAGCACCGCGTCAGCGTGTTCTCTATCGTGTGCGCCGACACGCTCGACGAGGTGGTGGTGAAGGCGCTGCTGGCGAAGGACGACGCGCAGGATATGCTGTTCCGCCTGCTCAAGCGCATGCGGAAGAAGCTGCGCAAGCTGCTCAAAGGGCGCAAGGCCGCAAAGCCGGGCGACGCCGAGTGGGATGCCGTGGTCGAGGTTCTGTCCGACACGAGTGCGGTGCCGGACGATGAGGACGACGACGAACTTTGACAAGCCGGGGATTTTGATGATCCTCGTGTAGTATCCCGAGCTATTCAATGGATAGCGCGGGAAAAATGACAGAACTGAAAATTCTCACGGACTTCGAGGCCATGATTGGTCTCGATCCTCCGCAGGCTTGCCGGGTGATCGGCATCGCCTATTCCACCTACGCGGCCTATCGTAATTGCAGCCGCCCGCTTCAACCCTACCACCTGAACCACATCGAGGTCATCGGCATGCTGTCGGGCCGCGCCCTCACACGACTTATCGACGAGCGAATCAATGGCAAAAGCAACTGAACGAACTGACGAAATCACCAAGGCCATCATCTATGACGGCGCGAACTTGTCGCAACTAGGCTCGCTGTTCCGCATGGATCACCGCGTCCTGGTTGAGAAGCTGACGAAGGGCGGCTGCAAGCCAGTGGGTACGCGCAACGGCGTCGACATCTATGCGGTCCACGAAGTCGCCCCGTACCTGGTCAAGCCGGCCTACGACATCGAGGAATACCTGAAGCGGATGCACCACAACGATCTGCCGAAGCACCTGACGAAAGAGTTTTGGGCCGGCCTGCGCTCCCGCCAAGAGTATGAGCAGAAGGAGGGCAACTTGTGGCCGACATCGCGCGTGGTCGAGGTCATGGGCGGTGTGATGAAGCTGATTAAGATGAGCGCGCGCCTGATGAGCGACCAGGTGGATCGCCAGGCCGAATTGAGCGACCGCCAGCGGCAGATCGTGCGCTCGCAATGCGACGGCATGCTCGAAGAGGCGTACCGCACAATCCTCGAAGCGTTCTCGTCGGCGCCGACGAACATGGGCGTGATCGAGAAATCGGAAGCCATGGTGGCAAAAGTGCAGGAGGACGAAGATGAACTTTAACTCGGTAGAACAGATCGCGCTGGCGTGCGCGGAAATGCTGCGCCCACCGGAACGCACCACGGTCGCCGAAGCGGCGAGCAAGTACCGCGTGGTCAACAGCCCTGGCGCATACGTGGGGCCGTGGTACAACAGGACGACGCCGTACATGGTCGAACCGATGAACGTGTTCGCGTCGACCGACTACACCGCTATGATCTTTGTCGGCCCGGCGCAGTCGGCGAAGACGGACGGCCTGGTCATCAACACGACGCTCTATTCCATCAAGATCGACCCGATGGACATGATGATCGTCTGCCCCACCAACACGGCGGCGCGCGACTTCTCCATGCGCCGCATCGACCGCCTGAACCGCTACTCGCCCGAGGTGGGCAAGATGCTGCTGCCCGGCGCAGACAACGACAACAAATTCGACAAGCTGTACAACACCGGCATGATGCTGTCGCTGTCGTGGCCCACGCCGACCGAACTGGCAGGTAAGCCAATCGGCCGCGTGGTGCTGACCGACCGCGACCGCATGCCGGACGACGTAGACGGCGACGGTGAGCCTTTCGACTTGGCGTACAAGCGGACCACCACGTTCGGCTCAAACGCGATGTGCGTGGCCGAGTCCTCGCCGTCGCGCGAAGTGAAGGATATGAAATGGGTTGCGAGTACACCGCACGAAGCGCCGCCATGCGACGGTATCATCGGCCTTTACAACCGTGGCGACCGGCGCCGCTGGTACTGGCCCTGCCCGCATTGCGATCACTACTTCGAGGGTAGGTTTGAAATGCTGAAGTACGAGCGCAAGCCGGGCATGTCGAACCTCGACGTGGCCGAGACCGTCCGGATGGAATGCCCGAAGTGCGCCGAGCCGATCCATCCGGACGAGCGCTACGAAATGAACCTGTGGGGAACCTGGGTCAAGGATGGCGAGGCCATTGACGCGCGCGGCAAAAAGTTCGGCGTCGGCAAGAATACGGTGATCGCATCGTTCTGGCTACGCGGCGTTGCCGCCGCATTCGTATCGTGGCGGAAGCTGGTCAATATGTACCTGGATGCGGTCGACGAGTTCGAGCGCACGAAGACCGAAGAGTCGCTGAAGAAGTTCTACAACAACGACCTGGGTGAGCCATACTACAGCCGCGCGCGCCAGGAGATCCGCCTGCCGGAAGACCTCAAGGCTGCGTCCGAGGTCGGCCTGGGCAAGCACGTCGTGCCGGAAGGCGTGCGCTTCCTGGTCGCCACCGTCGACGTGCAGACTCGCTCGTTCGCGGTCCAGATCACGGGCATCATGCCGGGCGCGCCGTTCGACATGGTGTTGATCGACCGCTTCGACATCGAGAAGTCCAAGCGCCTCGACGAAGACGGCGACCCGTTGCCGCTGAAGCCGGCGACCTACGCCGAGGACTGGGATTTGCTGATCGAGAAGGTGATGGACCGCGAGTATCCGCTGGACGATGGCTCGGGTCGCCTCATGTCGATCAAACTGGTCGGCTGTGATTCGGCAGGTGAGGCCGGCGCCACGACCCAGGCATACAACTTCTGGCGCAAGCTGGTGAAGATGAACCGCCACCACCGCTTCGTGCTGACGAAGGGCGAGGGTAAGCCGGGCCAGCCGCGCACCAATGTGCAGTACCCGGACAGCAATCGGAAGGACTCGAAGGCCGGCGCGCGCGGCGACATTCCGGTCCTGTTCTTCAACCCGACAATCTTGAAGGACGACCTCGACGCGCGCCTGGACTGCATGGAGCCGGGCAAGGGTATGTTCCGCACACCCGAGTGGTTGCCGATGCAGGTGTACGTCGAACTGTGCGCCGAGACGCGCACGCCGAAAGGCTGGGAGCACAACGGCAGCGTGCGCAACGAGACCTGGGACTTGTCCTACTACGCTATCGGCTTGTGCGTGTCCCGCTACTGCCGCATCGAGACCCTGGACTGGGCGAACCCGCCTTCGTGGGCGGCGGACTGGAATAGCAACGATTTTATCCGCACGCCCGAGCAGGAGAAGCCCTACGTGAATACTGTAAAATCTGCGATGAATTTTGCCGACATGGCCGCAGCCATGGCCTAACAACGAGGAACCCGAAATGATCTCCTGCATCCCACTCACACCCGAGGCTCGCGCGCTGCTCGAAAAGCAGTTGGCCGAAGCGCAAGCCCAGTATCACACGCTCATGCTCGGCACGGCGGCGCGCGTCATCGTCGACCAGAACGGCGAGCGCGTGGAATTCACCGCCGCGAACAAAGGCAACCTGGCGAACTACATTCTGTCGCTGAAGGCCCAACTCGGCATGTTCACCCCAGCCTGCGGTGGCCTGCCGCTCGGCCCGGCCGGCTTCGTGTTCTGACCATGGCCGGCCCGCGCAAAGGCAAGTCAGTCGCCGCAAGCACTGACGTGATCGACATGGCATCGCAGAAGGTCATCGTGTCGCAGTCCGGCGAGTCTGCGATGGGCGGTGGCTTGGAAGGCGCTGAACGCACGTCCCGCGAAACGATGTTGTGGACGCCGCCGATTGTCTCGCCCGACATGCAGATCAACTCGGTCAAGGAAATGGCCGACGCGCGCTCGCGCGATTCGGTGCAGAACGACGGTCTGATGATGGGTGCGCTGCACACGCACCGCGATAGCATTGTCGGCGCGAACTACCGCCTGATCTGCACGCCGAACTTCGGCGTTCTCGGCCCGCGCTTTACCGAGGAATGGGCAGACGAATGGGCGAACCACATCGAGAACCGCTTCAACCTGCTCGCCGATTCAACCGAGCACCACTTCGACGCCAGCGGCGACATGACCCTGACGGAAATGGTGCGCCTGGCAATCGGCGGCAAGCTGATGACCGGCGAGGTGCTGGCGACCGCCGAGTGGTTGAACACGATGCGCGACCGCCCGTTCAACACCGCGATTCAAATGGTCTCGCCGACCCGCCTGTCGAACCCTGACGGCGGCATGGACACGACCACGATGCGACGCGGTGTGGAACTCGACACGCACGGTCGATCCGTCGCGTACCACATTCGCAGCGGCCATCCCGGTGACTTCTACATGGGTCAGGCGTGGCCGCTGTGGAAGCGCATCGCGGCGCGCAAGCCGTGGGGCAGGCGCCAGGTTATCCACATCGCCGAACGTCTGCAACCGGACCAGACGCGCGGGATCTCCGACATGGTGTCGGTGCTCAAGGAAATGCGGATGACGAAGAAGTTCAAAGAGATCACGCTGCAAAGCGCGGTCGTGAACGCGACGTATGCCGCAGCCATCGAGTCCGAACTGCCGACCGAGGCGATCTTTCAATCCATGGGTGCAGGTGGCCCAGGCTTCGGCACGATGCTCACCGAGTACATGACCGCGCTGAACCAGTACGTCGGCGCCTCGAAGAACATCGCCATCGACGGCGTGAAGATGCCGCACTTGTTCCCTGGAACGAAGCTGTCGCTGAAGCCGGCCGGCACGCCAGGCGGCGTCGGCACCGCGTTCGAGGAATCGCTGCTGCGCAATATCTCGGCACCGCTGGGCCTGAACTACGAACAGTTCAGCAAGGACTACACCAAGACCAACTACTCCAGCGCCCGCGCCAGCATGGCCGAGACCTGGAAGTTCATGCAGTCGCGGAAGAAGATCGTGGCCGATAAGTTCGCGACGATGTGCTACGTGCTGTGGCTGGAAGAGGAAATCGGATACTATGCCGACCCGATGCCGCTGCCGGCCGGCGTCACTCGCCGCGAGTTCCAGCAGATGTTCTACAACCCGGTGATGCGCGAGGCGATCTGCTCGTGCCAGTGGATCGGCGCATCGCGCGGCCAGATCGACGAGGTGAAGGAAACACAAGCGGCTATCATGCGGATCAACTCGGGCCTGTCGACCCGCCAGGCGGAAACCGCGCGCCTCGGCGACGACTACCGCGTGGTACTGCGACAGCAGGCTCGCGAGAAGAAACTGATGGCCGAGTTGGGCCTGGACTTCAGCACGCAGGCCACCAAGCCCGGCGCCAACGACCGGCAGCAGACCATGAACGAAAACGACGAACAGAAGGAGAAAGACGATGAGTGAACACGTAATGCGCCAGGCGCTTTCGCGCATGAACCTGTCGGAGCAATTCATCGCTCCGCACTACAACGGATTCGCATCGGACATGATGATGATGGCCGCGACCGATCCGACTGTGGCGCGCGAGCGCTTCATGAACGAGACGCGGCATGAACTGTGCGAGGCATACGGGTTCCCGCGCCGCGAGCAGAACAAGCCATTCGCGTTCGCCAACGGTATCGCCATTATCCCGGTCCACGGTACGCTGCTGAATCGCTTCGGCGGCGCCTATTCGTCCGTCACCGGCTACAACTTCATCCGCGCCCAGCACAACGCCGCGCTGATGGACGACGACGTGAAGATGATCGTCCACGATCACAACTCCTACGGCGGCGAAGCGGCCGGCTGCTTTGAACTGGCCGCAGAGATTCGCGAGTCCCGCAAAGTCAAACCGACTTACGCGGTCGTCGACTCGAATTGCTACTCCGCGTCGTTCGCGTTGGCGTCGGCCGCGACGAAGGTGATCGTGATCCCGAGCGCCGGTATCGGCTCGGTCGGCGTGGTCGCAATGCACGTCGATATGTCCGGTTTCCTCGATAAAATGGGGATCAAGGTCACGTTCATCCACTCGGGCGAACACAAGGTGGACGGCAATCCATACGAGAAGCTGGACCCTGCCGTGAAGAAGTCGATCCAGGTTGGCGTGGATAAATCGCGTCAGAAGTTCGTGGATCTTGTAGCAACGAACCTCGGTCTGGACAGCAAGATCGTCTATGATACCGAGGCGCGCACGTACCGAGCCGAGGAAGCAAAGGAACTCGGCCTGGTGCATGCAATTGCAGTACCATCCGCCGTGCTGCAAACAATTACGGATGACGAGTCGGCCGATGCCGATAAGTCGGACACTCAACTCTCGACGCAAAAGGAAGAAAATATGAGCACCGCAGATCAAGCCGCAGCAGCGGCAGCAGCACCAGCAGCCGGCGCCGCACCAGCAGCGGCACCAGCACCAGCAGCGGCAGCGGCTCCAGCACAAGCACCAGCGGCCGGCGCAGCGGCTCCAGCCACGGTCGACCAGGCTGCGGTCCAGAAGGCCGAGCGCGAACGCATCGCCGGCATCACCGGCTGCGAAGAAGCCGCAGGCCGTACCGCGCTGGCGAACCACTTGGCCTTCAGCACGAATATGTCCGTCGCCGACGCGAAGGTACTGCTCGCGACCTCGGGCAAGGACGCCGCACCAGTGGCCGAGAAGAACCCACTGGACGTCGCCATGGCCGCATCCGGTGGTGGCGCGAATGTCGGCTCCGACAGCGCAGCAGCGGCGGCAGCAGGCGGCGAAGCACCGAAACACCTGGCGATCCTGAACGACTACCAGCAGGCCACCGGCCGCAAGGTCGATCAGAAGGCCGAGAAGTAATTCGTCGACCGGAACGAAGCGAAGCAACCCAACCCATTAACGCCATACCTTTAGGAGAAAAACATGGCTGAAATCGAACAACGCCCGCTCGATCCGCGCTCGGATCTGGCCGGTGCTGAAGTCCTCGCCGCACGCGGCGGTCCCTTCCAACTGTGGATCGGCGGCGCACAAGTCGTCACCGATGCCGCCATCGCTGCCGTCGACTTCCAGAAGTACGAGATCGCCGCGCTGGACACCGCCGTTGGCGCCACCCTCGGCCAACTGGTGCGCTTCGTGCCAGGCACCCACGAAGCCAAGCAAGCCGTGGTCGTGGCGCAGCCTGTCACCGCTGGCATGTCGACGCCGTATTTCGCAGAAGGCCGCTTCAACCACGAAGCGCTGATCTGGCCGGCCGGCACCGCACTCGACACCTACGCCGAGCGCAAAGCCTTCTTCACCGGCACGATCCTCAAGGTCGGCCACCTGATCTGATTCGCAGATCGTTCACAAACCTAAGATAGAAAGCACATACAACATGGACCTCTACGATCTCTTTACGCTGCAAGCGGTGCAGCGCCAGATCAAAACCTCGCCGCGCTTCTGGCTGGAGAACTTCTACAAGAGCCAGATCAACTTCGACGGTCGCAAGATCCTGTTCGAGCGCGTGTACGGTGAAGACCGCAAGCTGGCACCATTCGTCGTGCCGAACGTCGCCGGCCGTCCGCAGCGCCTCGACGGCTTCCAGATGGACACCTTCACCCCGGCCTACTCGAAGCAGAAAGACATCGTGGACTACACGATGCACATCACTCGCCAGGCCGGCGAAGCCATCGGCGGTTCGCTGACCATCGAGCAGCGCCGCAATGCCGTGATCGCTGAACTGATCCGTCGCCAGAACGTCAAGATCGAGAACACCTGGAACTGGCTGGCCGCTCGCGCGACCATCGACGGCAAGGTGGTCATCAAGGGTGAAGACTACCCTGAAACCCTGGTCGACTTCCGCCGTAACGCGGAACTGACCCGCATCCTGACCGGCGCCGCAAAGTGGGACGAACCGACCGGCAACCCGCTGCAAGATCTGCGCGAAATGCGCCAGGCTGCAAACCAGTTCTCGTTCGGCGCCCGCATCAGCAAATACTACTTCGGCACGAACGCCTGGGAACTGTTCTGCCAGCGCGTCGACCTGAAGGAAATGATGCGCCTGGAGTACGCTGGTCGCGGCCAGAACACCAGCGTCACGCTGATCTCGGACGGCTACGACGATACCATCGAATACATGGGTTCCATCGCCGGCCTGAACGGCCAAGGCCGCATGGAGTTCTATGTCGATTCGTCGAAGTACATCGACCCGGAAACCGGCGAGGAAGCGTACCACCTGGGCGAGAACGACGTGGTGGGCGTGTCCGACATGATGGACGGCGTTCGCTGCTTCGGCGGCATCATGGATGCTGAAGCCGGCTACCGCGCGCTGGATCGCTTCTTCAAGAACTGGCGCGAGCAAGATCCGTCGCAGGAATACCTGCTGACGCAATCGGCTCCGCTGATGGTCCCGCGCGAGACCAACGCGACCTTCAAGATCACGGTCGCACAGCCAGTCACCCCGTAACACCAACCGGCCGGGGAAACCCGGCCTTTCACCACCCCTTTCATTTTCGGAGAAGTATCATGCCAAAACGCATTCCCACCATGTCCATCGTCATGCACCTGGACGGCAAGCGCACCGTCTTGAAGCCAAATAAAACCTACGAACTCACCGCCGCGCAGATCAAGGAAATCGAAGAGACTGGCGGTAAAGGCGCGCTGCGCAAGACCGTCAACGAGGAATCCAACGTGACCGACGTGTCGGCCGCGACCGGTGGTGTCGTGAACGCCGCTGACAGCGCGACCAACCTGGACGCATCGGTTCCAGCACCGAAGGGTGCAGCGACCTCGCCAACCACCGGCAAGGGTAATCCGAAGCCAGCGCCGGCTAAGGGCGACACCAAGGCTGGCTCGGACGACGACCTGTAATCATGGTCTTCAACTTCGCAGCGGCTAAGGCCACCGTCCATCGCACTGTTCACGATACGTTCGGGTTAGACGCCCTGTATCTCGGCTACAGCGATGACGTTGAACCTGTGCCGCTGCGGGTTCGTTGGCATAATCAAATTGCGAACAGCGGGGATCTGAACGGCGAATACGCACTCAGTATCGACACCATCGACAAGCTGATTTTCGATGCTGCCGAACTGGTCGCAAAAGGCATCAAGATCCGTCGCGGTGATCGCATCCAGCTAACCGCCGCATATTTCGGCGGCGTCGTCCTTGAGGCCAACACCCGCGATCCCAAGTCCGAAGCCGCGCGAGAAATCTGGCACGTCGGACGAGCACATGGCCCTGTCACTACTTGAAGCCGCTGACTACATAGCACGGCTCCCTCGCGAGGCTGACAAAGCCGCGCAACTCTCGATCAATCAAGTTGCGAGTCGCGGCGCGCTGAAACTGGCGCGCAGCGAAATTCTCGACCAGATCAACTTCCCAAAAGACTATCTGACCGGCGACCGCCTGCGTGTCACGAAGATGGCGCGGCCTGGCGACCTCGAAGCCGTGATCGGCGCGCGCCAGCGTGCCACCAGCCTCGCACGCTTCGCCGACTCGTCGACGACCCTCGGCAGTCGCGCCCGAGTCGGCGTGCGCGTGCGCGTGAAACGAGGCAATTCGACTCTGCTGAAGAAGGCTTGGCTCGTCAACCTGCGAAACGGGAATATCGGCCTGGCCGTGCGCCTCAAGCCTGGTCAGTCCATCGACAACAAAACGGGCGCGACGCGCTGGCTCGTGCCGGGCAAGGTGGCCCTGCTGTACGGCCCATCCGTCGATCAGGTGTTCCGCGACGTGTCCGAGGACATCGCCGGCCCGGTCGGCAGCATGGTCGCCACCGAATTCTTCCGTCAACTTACGAGGTTCACACGATGAGCAATAAATTCCCTGACCGTCCGGTGCCGAAGCGCCTGGATATCCTGATGCACCTGCAAGCCCTGCTCGAAGGCGTGTCCGAAGAAAACGGTGACGCATACACACTGGCCGGCAAGGTGTACCGCAACCGCACCCTGATCGGCGCCGACGTGAATGAGAAGCCGGCGCTACCGGCCGTCACCATCCTTGAAGCGCCGCGAGCCGGCATCAACACGTTCGCCGGAACCGAGCGTGAAGCGCGCAAGGATCAGTGGACGATCCTCGTGCAAGGCATGGTCGAAGACAATCGACGAGACGAGAATGGATCGGACGACATCTACTATCTCTGTCAGGACGTTGAGCGTCGATTGCACCGCATGCTGGCAGAGAAACGGGGTAGGCCGCTCTACCCGGAGCACCACTTGCTCGGTGGTAGAATCACCTCCGTTGAAATCGTCGCGCCTATCATCCGCCCACCCGAGGCTGGCGTTGCGAATAATGCGTTCTTTTATATCGCGATTTACTTCGGTGTCGCGGTAAAAGAGATCGGCGAGTAATCGGGACCGCTCGCAACACTTTTTATCACCCTTTCTTTTTGGAGAAAACACCATGGCAGGCCCAGGCAAAAATTACACCATCGGCAAAGGTCGCTTGTACTTTGCTCTGTTCGCGCCCGGTTCCAAGACCAGCGTGATCGGCGAACGCTATCTCGGTAACTCGCCCGAACTGACGATCACCCGCGAGCAGGAGACGCTGGACCACATCGACGCCGATGAAGGTCTCAACATCAAGGACGAATCCATCGTCATCAGCAACTCGCTGGGCGGCAGCTTCTCGACCGATAACATCGACCCGGAAAACCTGGCGATGTGGTTCGGTGGCCCGCTGGCCCGCTCCGCGCTGCTGGCCGCTGCCGGCGTCGTCGACAAGGACTTCGTGGCGACTCGTGGTCGCAGCTTCCAGATCGGCTCCACTCCCGAACACCCGAGCGGCGCCCGCAAGATCAACAACGTGAAGGTTGCCATCGTCACGCCTGGCGCCACGCCGCAGGATCCGCCAGTCGTCACCGACCTGCCGGAACTGGAAGGCAACGTCGAGATCGACCTGGAGCGCGGTCGCCTCTACATCGAGCCGGACGCACCGGACATCGACGACGCCGACGTGCTGCGCGTGACCTACGACCAGGAAGCCACGACCCGCACCGTTGTCATCGGCCGTGGCGATCAGCTTCGCGGCTCGCTGCGCTTCGAGTCGACCAACCCGGTCGGCACGCGCAACGACTACTTCTGGCCGTATGTCTCGATCACCGCGAACGGCGACTACGCACTGAAGGGTGACGAATGGCAGGTGATGTCGTTCAACTTCGAAGTGCTGAAGCTGGACAACACGACCGAGCGCGTCTACATCGACGCATACCCGGCCGACGCCACCCCGGCCGTCACCACCCCGTAACAGGAGCGCCCCGAAATGTCACTCGCACATATTCAGATCCCACGCGAAGAAGTGATGTTTCGGGGCGAGCCGCTGTCTTTTCGCGGCTTGTCCCTGAACGACTTTTCGACCCTCATGCGCGGCCACCTGGCCGACCTCAACAAGCTGTTCGACCTGTACGACAACGAAGAGACCCGCGAGACCGCCATTGCGCAGTCGGCGAAGTTCGCGATCACCATCGTGCAGGAGACGCCGGCAATGGTCGCCCAACTGATCGTGCTCGCATCCGACTCGCCGCAGGAAGAGATCGAGATCGCGCAGCAGTTCCCGCTGCCGCTGCAAGTTGAATGCGTCCGTACCATCATCAACCTCACCTTCGAGGAAGCGGGCGGCGCAAAAAAGTTCCTCGACAGTCTGATGGCGATGGTAACGAGTCTTCGTCCAAAAGCGGCGAGCGAGGGCTAGAGCACCTGACGAAAGCAGAGCGATTCCATAGGTCGCTCCGCTCTCATGCAAGCTTGCTGATCTCCGAAGGTCACACGCATGCGAACATCTACCCGCTGTCGAAACTATGGCTGGAAGTTGAATTAGCCCGCGAACGAATCAACTCCAAAATAGCAACCGAAGCGTCCTTGATCCATACGGCCATCGTTGCAGTTCTATCGCTCGATGGTAAGGGCGTAAAGAACTTTAACGATCAAATGCGAAAGCTGACCGATGGCTGACCACCAAGACGTAGAACTCCGAATCAGGGCCACGAACTATTCCAAGCAGACCACCGACAAAGTGGTCGACGCCCTGAAGGAAATGACCAAGGCCCAGGACGCGCAGATCGAGAGTGCCAAGAAAGGCACCACGAATGTTGCGGCCCTGGAAGCCTCCTACAAGAAACTCGAAGACGCGGCGAAGGCGCTGCTCTCGCAGCAATCCCTCACGAAGTTGTACGAGGCGCAGTCGAAGACCCTGGCCGAATTGAAGGCGAAGGTCGACGCGGCTCGCGCTGCACAGAAAGCCTATTCCGATTCCCTGCCGGCCGGCGCCGACCGCACGAAGAAACAGCAGGACGAACTGAACAAGCTCGGCCGCGCGCTCGCCAACACCGAGAAGCAGTACCTCCGCGCCGAGGATCGCGTGGGCAAGACCGCGCAGCGCATGGGCGAGTTCGGCATCACCGCCGCCAATCTGGCCGCGTCGCAGCAGAAGATCCGCGAAGCCGTCACGCAGGCCAACGCCGCACTGGAACGCCAGGAGCGCGCGATCAACTCGACCGACGCCGATGCAGCGCGCCGTGCAGCCGCAGCCGCCGCAATTGCGCAGCGCGAGTTGCAGATCAAGGTCGACAATCAATTCGCGCAGGCCGAGCGCGACCTGGCCCGGCAACTGAAGGCCACCGCAGACGCGCAGCGAGACGCCGCCCTGGCCGCGAACATCGCACAGCGCGAGCGCCAGGTCGAGGTCGACGTGATCTTCGCCAACGCGGAGCGCAAGGCCACCGAAGAGATCAACAAGAAGAACGCCGCGCTGCGCGCACAGCAGCTTGCCCTGCGCGCCGCCGCCGACCAGGCTGAACGGATGATGCGCTCGTCGCTGGTGCAGGCTCGCGGCCGGACGCCAGTTCAGGCACCCGACCTGGCCGCGCAGATCCGCGACATCGCCAATCCGGCAGACGCCGCTGTGCGCTCCATCGCAGGCATCGACCGCGCCATCGTCGGTCTCGAAGGGCGGTTCCGTGGTCTGCGCGCACCTGTCCAGGACTACCGAGGTGCGCTGGAAGACGCCAGAAGGGCGCAGGCGGCGCTTTCAGCGGTCGCCGGCCAGGTGGATACCCTCCAGCGTCAAAAACAGGCTGTAGCGGCTGCTCGCATGGAATACAGCCAAGCGCGCCGCGCCGTGGCCGAACTGGTCGCGCAGATGCGTGCCGGGAACCAAGGCGACGACATCACGACCCGCCTGGCCCAGTCCCAGCGCACCATGCAGCAGGCGGCGCAGAACCTCGGCAATCTGACGACCCAGGCTCGCGCCACACGCGCCGCGCTGCAAGCGGCCGGCGTCGACACGCGCAACCTCGCGCAAGCCGAATCCGACCTGGTGGCCCAGGCCAACCGCGCAGCGCAAGCCCTGGACCGTCTCACGCAGGCCCACCGCCGCAACGGTGACGCCGGCAATCAGGCCGGCTCGCGGATCTGGAACTGGTTCGGCGGCAGCAATGGTCGGACAACCCTGTCGTTCATGCAGCGTTTGCGCGGCGAAGTGCTCGCGCTCGGTGCCACCTTCGTCGGCCTGAACGCCTCGATCAATCTGGCCCAGTCCACGATCACGTCGTTCAAGGCGAACCAGGCGATCATGTCCCGCCTGCTAATCGCGAACGGCGGCGATGCGCGCCAGGCCGGTCTCGACTACGCATACCTGGAGCAGCAGGCCGACCGGATTGGCTTCGTGTTCCAGCGCATCGCGCCGGCATTCACCAAGTTCGCCATCGCCGCGCGCTCGGCCAACTTCAGCACGCAGGAAACCCGGTTCATCTTCGAGAACATCGCCGAGTCGGCGGTGAAGGCGCGCCTGTCGACGGAAGAACTGGAAGGCGTGTTCAAAGCGTTCGAGCAGATCCTTTCCAAAGGCACCGTGCAGGCTGAAGAATTGCGCGGCCAGTTGGGCGACCGCTTGCCTGGCGCATTCCAGATCGCAGCCCGCGCTGCCGGTAAGACGGTCGAGGAATACACGAAGATGATGGAACTCGGTCAGGTCTCGGCCGACCAGGTGATCGGCATCGCACGCGAACTGGGAAAGACCTACGGCACCGTGTCCGAAGGCACGACGAACTTGCTCGCGGCCGAGGCGCGCTTCGAGAACGCCGCCAACCGCTTCCGCACGAAGACGGCCGAGGGCGGCTTCATCGAAGCGTACACCGAGTTTCTGACGAAGCTGACCGCGCTGCTCGACGGCGGCGAGGGCGACCGCCTGGCGAACACGCTGTCGGCCGGCTTCGCGGCAGTCATCGGCGTCATCACAACCGTGGCCGAGAACATCGACACGCTGAAGTTCGCGGTGGGCGCGCTGATCGGCATCGGCCTGGTCAAATGGCTCATCAGCTTGCCGCTGCTGTTCCGCGCTGTCGCTGCCGAGGTCGCGTTGGCGAACGGCGCCATGGTCACGTTCAACGGTCTGCTCGCGAGCCAAGCTGCGGCTGCGCGCTTGTCGCTGGCTCTCGGCGCCACCGGCCTGACCGGCGTAGTCGCACGACTGACTCTCGCGTTCACCGCTGCCGGCACCGCACTGAGCGCGCTGTACCGCCTGATCCCGGTGATCGGTCTCGCTATCGCGGCCTATCAAGGCACCTCGTTCGTCATGGACAAGCTGGACGACAAGTACCGCGACGAAGTGGTCAAGACCATGAAGGCCACGATGAAGGCGACGCAGGAAGCCGACGAGGCGCAACGCGCATACGCCCAGGCGCGCGGCACGAAAGAGGAAGCGGCGCTGAAGGAGAAGTACGAGCGGCAGCGCAACATCGCCGTGGCCGCAATCAAGGCCGAGGGTCGGGCTATCGAGAAGGCCCGCAAAGAGAACATCGACTTCGAGCCGCTGCGCGCGCAAGCCGCCGCGTCACTCAATTCTGCGGCACCTGTCGCCGCCACCGAAGATCCAGGCAACCGCCCCGAGGATCAACTGAAGCGGTTGCGCAAGGAACTGGAGAAGGAAGATGCGCGGTCGGCGAAGAACCTGCGCGCGCAACGCCTGAAGTCCGCGAAGGAAGAACTTGCCGACCGCCTGGCAATCGTCGATGAGACCTTCCAGGTTCGGCGCGAGCAGGTCGAGCGCGAGATCAAGGATGCCGACAAGCTGCAAGAGGCGCTGAAGCTGATTAACGAATCGTCGCTGAAGGCCCAGGCTGCGGAACGGGCTAAGTTCAACAACGAGCAGGCCCGCAAAGGTCAGGAGTCGGCCAACACGCGCATCCGCATCGAAGAGTCCGTGGCCGAGCGTCTTGCGAAAATCCAGGAAGACCTGGCGAATCGGGAAGGCAAGGCCGACCCGACGATTCCGTACGAGCAGCGTCGCGCCGCAGCCGTGGGCGCCGTGCAGAAGGCGTACCGCGAACTGGAGAACGACATCGCCAAGTACGCCAAGGCGAACCCGAAACAGGCCGCAGCCGATCTCGCGCGCACCGCGGAACTGCGCAAGCAGAACGAACTCCTGGCCGGACAGAACAGCGACCGCAAGGAAGCCGAGCGCCTGGCAAAGCAGTTCGAGGACACGCAGACGATCCTGACGACGCAGATCCAGGAAATCAACGCCCTCTATGAAGCCGGCCGGATCTCGGCAACCGAACAGCAGGCGCGCACCAACGCGGCAATCGCCGAACTCGGGCCAGGTGTCGCCGCTGCCGGCGAGGCCGCGCTTCAGTTCGCCGAGCGCTTCCGCAGCATCATGGACCCGGTTGCATTCCAGTCGCTCGTGTCCAGCATCCGAACCGGCCTGGCAACCGCGAACACGGAAGCGCTGACTGCCGCGAATAACGTGAACGCACAGCAGGCCAGGTTGAACACGCTGCTCGACGAGCAGAAAAACAAACTGGACGAGATCAAGAACCAGCGCTCTCTCGGTATGATTACGTCGGAGCAGGAAGCGTCGCGCACGAACGCCGTTACCGAGGAATACAGGCAGTCGATCATTGCGACCATCGACGAACTGCAACGCCTGCTCGACATCACTCAGCAAGTTGGCGGCATGAGCGAAGAGTCGTATCGCAAGGCTACCGCAGCAGCGGGTCAGTTGAAAACCGAGACCGCGAACAACATCGGCAAAGCGAACGAACTGCAAACCACCCTGGTCAATTCTGTTGCGACCAACGGTGTAAGCGCGTTCGAATCCCTGGCGACCAGCATCGCTGAAGTGGCGACTGGCGCGCAAAGCATCAGCGAGGGTTTCCGCAGCGCCCTGGCTTCCGTCGGTCTGTTCTTCGCGAAGCTGCTGCAAGACATCGCGACGGCAATCCTCCGTCAGTTGATCCTCAATACGCTCGTCAAATCACTGGGCGCGGCAAGCGGCATCGGCGGCGCGGCGGTATCTGCCGGTGGCGCATCCGTTGGCGGCACTTTGTTCCACGGCGGCGGCGTGGTCGGTAAAGGTCGCGGACTGGTGCGCAACGTGCCGGTAGAAGCGTTCGCGAATGCGCAGCGATATCACACTGGCGGCTTGGCCGGGTTCCGTCCGAACGAGGTGCCGGCAATCCTGGAGAAGAACGAGGAAGTGCTGACCCGCGACGACCCGCGCCATGTCCTGAACGGCGGCAAGTCGGCCGGTGCTGCTGGCGGTGTCGACGGCGGCACGCGCGTCGTCGTGGTCGATGACCGTCAGTCGGTGCCTGAAGCGATGAATAGCTCGTCGGGTGAGCGCGTTATCATGGCGCACATCAAGAACAACCTGCCGACCATCAAGTCGCTTTTGAGATCCTAACCATGGCCCTGCGAAACCCTTATGACTTCCCGCAAGATCCTGAAACCCATCCGCTCGGCGAAAGGATCGTATCGGTCGCCGACCCTCTCGAATCGGCGCCAGGGGCGCGCACGTTCTACCTCTCGCGCCGGTTCACGTTCCCCGAAGGCGACTACACATTCATCGTGGAAGCCGATGATGCGGCGACGGTCTGGATCGGAACCAGCCAACTGAACGCGCGCATCATCGCGACGCCCACCCTGGCTGTACCGGCGCGCGCCGACGTGAATATCCCGGCCGGCGAATACCGGCTCGACGTGATCCTCCAGAACCTCACGCCAGGACCAAGCCCGGCATACTTCACGATGGTCATCATGCGCGGCGAAGAGGTCTTCTACACGTCGGCAAAGGAAGCCTGGCTCCTGGACGACACGGCGATCAACGACAACGATCTGCCGCCGTCGCAGGATATTCGATACACCATGCCGGTGTGGACGACCATGCCGAATTGGCTCAACGGAATCACGGAACGCCTGTCCTGGCAGACCGACATTCTGGACAGCGAACGCGACGCCGAGCAGCGTCGCTCGGTGCGCCGCAATGCGCGCCGTTCGTTCGAGGCGTCGTTCCTGCGCGATGCTGCGGGCGGCGCGCGCATGGATGCGTTCCTGGTCGGCGTCGGTCCCGCGCCATTCCTCCTGCCGCTGTGGCACGAGCAGGTTCGCATGGTCGACGGCCTGGACATGGAGGCCAGCGGCGTCACTTTCCCCGATGGCGAACTGCGGCTGCGTGAATTCCGCAAGGGCGATCTCGTCTTGGTGAACAACGGCGACCCGAACGACTGGGATCTGCTGGAGATCGGCGACGTGGATCAAGACCGCTTCTCGTGGAAGTCGCCGCCGCCGCGCGCCTGGCCGGTCGGCACGCGGATCTTCCCGCTGCGCGTGGCGCGCGTGGATAACGGCGACGCTCGCACCAGCGGCGTCACGGACACGGTGCGACGCGCAGAAGTGCGCTTCACCCTGGACGAGCCTTACGTGATCGAACCATCCTGGGGCGGCACTGGCGGCGAGCCGATCTTCGGCTTCAACGTCGACCGCGCGACGACCCTGGACGTGGAATATTCGCGCAAGGCGTTCGTGATCGACAACACCTCGGGCAAGCCGACCACCACCGATCACGGCAAGCACACATCAGCCGTAGTGCAGACGCGCCTGAAGTTCTTCGGCCGGCCGCAGGCATTCCGGTTCCGCCAGTTCCTCCAAGCGGCGCGCGGCATGGCCCGCCACTTCTACGCGCCGACCTTCATGCAGGACATCTACCCGGTAGGCGACGTGATCGGCGGGACGAATGAACTGATCGTGCAGCCGCAAGGCTTCCGCCGCTCGATGCTCTCGCCGCAGCCGATTCGGTTGCAGATCGCGTTCCAATTCCGCGATGGCGCGCCCACTATCTACGCCGACATCGTGAACGTGCAGGAGGTCTACCAATCGCGCCGGCTGGTGGCCGAGGTGCTGACCCTGGCCGAGCCGCTGCCCGAGATTACAATGACTGATCTGCGGCGGATCTCGTTCGTCTGCGAGACGCGGTTTGCGCAAGATTCGTTCGAGATCCATCACCCGACAAACGGCCAAGCCGTCATCGACGTGGCATGCGTGCTGCGTCAGGCCACCAACCCAAGGACGATTCCAGCATGAGTTTCAACCAGGTCGAGATCAGCGACGATGAGGGTCGCCCGATTTTCCTCTACTCCTTCACTCTCGGCGCCGCCGTGTGGCGATACACCTCGTCGGACGCCGATGTGAACTATGGTGGATATCTCTGGCAAGCCGTGTCGATCTCCGACAACGGCGTCAAGCAAACCGGCGACGCCAACACCGACACGCTGGAGATCACCGCGCCGTCGACCGTGGCGCCGGCCCAACTGTTCATCGGCACGCCGCCGTCCGCGCTCATCATCGTGCGGATCTTCTACTACCACGAGGCTGATAACCAGGCCGTGCTGGGCTACATGGGCGAACTGATGCAGGTGAACTTGCCGGAACCCGGCCGCGCGGTGCTGACGTGCGATGCGATCAATGCGTCCATGCAGCGCGACGGCCTGCGCCTCTCGTGGCAACGCAATTGCCCGTATGCCCTGTACGACCCGCACACCTGCCGCGCTGACAAAGAGCAGCATGCCATCGAAATGACGATCTACGACGTGCAGGCCAACATCGTCTTGCTCGACGGCGCCAGCCTGACGGACGGCGTGCTTGATGGTGGATTCCTGGAATGGGAGCACCCGTCGCGCGGCACCGAGTTCAGGGCAGTCGAGCGGCAGCTTGCCAATACCGTCGAAATGTTCGGCTTGGGCGATGGCTTATACTACGGCCTGAAGGTCAAGGCGTATCCCGGCTGCAAACGCACAACGGCCGACTGCGCATCCAAATTCAACAACCTGGTGAACTACGGCGGCATCCCTGATCTTCCAGGGAAATCACCGTTCGATGGTGATCCTGCTTTCTAAAGGGGCGCGAACGTGAATCTCTACTTCGCCATCGCAATGATGGTCGTCTCGGCGCTGATCCAGTTGGCACTGGCGCCGAAACAGCAGGGCGCGCAACCTACCGCATTCGAGGACATCGACTTCCCGCAAGCAGACGAAGGCACACCGCAAGCCGTGGTGTTCGGCGACTGCTGGTCGGGCGACTGGATGGTCCTCGCGGTGGGCAACTATCGCGTCGAAGAAATCAAACAGAAAGGCGGTAAAAAATGACGACGTGCGGCATTCGCGTGTTTCGTCGACACCTGGCCGCTGCCGATATCTGCGCACGCGGTTCGCGCGTGTGGTTCGAGCAGTACAAGATCGACTACATGGATTATCTGAAGAACGGCGTGCCGGTCGAAATCATGGAGGCCACTGGCGATCACTTCGCGCTGCTGGTGTCCCGGCTCGCGCGCGAAGAGGCGGCGAAGAAAGAGGTGACGAATGGGTAGCAAGAAAAAAGCCACCACCGGCTATAAGTATTTCTTCGGCATCCACATGGGCATGAGCCGTGGCCCGGTCGACGAACTGATTGAGATCCGCGTTGGCGATAAGCTGGTGTGGCAGGGGAACATGGTCGACACGAGTAGCGTGAACATCAATGCGCCGGACGTGTTCGGCGGCGACAAGCGGGAAGGTGGCGTGGTCGGCACGTTCGATCTGATGATGGGTAAGCCGGACCAGGTGGCGACGCCGGGTCTCGTGTCGATGATCGGTCGCGCGCTGCCCGGCTTCCGCAAAATGTGTACCGCGTTCTTCAACGGTCAGATCGCCTCGAACTCGCCGTATCCGAAGCCGTGGAAAATGCGGATGCGCCGCACCACGAAAGGCTGGCAGAACGACGCGCCGTGGTATCCCGAGAAGGCGCGCATCATTTTGCAGGGCCAGGAGTTGAAGCCGGGCGACGAGCAGGTGGACACGAATATCCACGCGATGAATCCGGCGCACATCATCTACGAATGCCTGACCAACAGTGAGTGGGGGCGCGGCCTGCCGGCGTCGGCGCTGAACGTCGCGTCGTTCACCCAGGCAGCGGACACGCTCTACGACGAAGGTTTCGGCCTGTGCCTGCGCTGGACTCGCCGCGACAACCTCCAGTCCTTCATCCAGACCGTCATCGACCACATCGGCGCGGCGATCTACGCCGACCGCGAGACCGCGACGATCACGTTGAAGTTGATCCGCTTCGACTACGAGCCGGAAAGCCTGCCGATCTACACCACCGACAGCGGCATCCTGGAGATCCGCGAAGCCGAGAGCAGCGCGCTCGGGCCGGCCGTGAACGAACTCGTGGTCGACTACACCGATCCAGTAACCGGCGAGACGCGCACCGTGAACCAGCAGAACCTCGCGTCGCTGCAAGCCTCGCGTGGCGTATTCAACTCGCTGAAGAAGTCGTATCCCGGCCTGCCGACGAACGGCCTGGCGCGCCGCGTGGCGCAGCGGGATCTCCGTGTGAATGCGATGTCGCTGCGCCGCTTCAAGATCACGATGGATCGCCGCGCGTGGCGTATCGCGCCGGCCAGTGTCTTCCGTTTGAGCGACGTGGTGCGCGGCATTGCCGACGTGGTGGTGCGCGTTGGCGCGGTCGAGGACGGCACGCTGACCAACGGGACCATCACGATCACCGCCGTGCAGGACGTGTTCTCGCTGCCCAGTTCTTCGTTCATCGGTAATGAGCCGCCGAACTGGGTCCAGCCGAACACGAAGCCTGAACTGAAGGAGCACCGCGCGTTCGAGCTTCCGTACTTCCTGATCCGTGGCGGCATGTCGCCCGCCGACTTCGACTACCTCGCGCCCGACGCCGGCTTCATCGGCACCGTGGTCGCGAAGCCCACCGACCTCTCGCTGGCCTATGACCTCTACGTGAAGAACGGGGCGCCTGAAGAAGAGGATTATCCACCCGGCACCGCACCGAACCCATAATGGCAAATTCCGATTACACAGAAACCGGCCAGGGCAGCTTCACGCCCATGGTCATCCTCGACGCGCCGCTCGGCCGCTTCGACACCATCATCAACTACAGCAGGTTCAACTTCCCGTCGCGCGACGCAATCGAGGTCGACATGGCCGTGATGGTCAATGGCGAGATCATGTCGGTCATCGACGTGGGCGTGCTCTCGATCACCGTGGATCGCGGCTGCGCAGACACCATCCCGGCCGAACACCCGGCCGACTCGCTGGTCTGGATCTTCGACGCCGGCAGCGTAGGGACCGACGAGATCGAATATGCCGCGACCGAGGAAGTCAGCGTCAAGGTCACACCGTACACCACGAGCGGCGCCGTTCCGCTCGAAGCCGCACCGCCGCACCTGGTCGAATTCAACTGGCGCTTCCACCGCCCATATCCGCCTGGCCGCTTCCAGATCAACGGTGAGCGCTGGGTGAACGTCGCCACACTGGACATCGACCAGCCGGCCCTGCACTTGTCCTGGGCGCATCGAGACCGAGTGCTGCAAGCCGATCACCTGGTCGGCCATGACGCGGTGTCGGTCGGTCCCGAGCCTGGCACCACGTACAGCCTGTCGGTGATCCACCCGATCAGCGGCGCGGTGGTTCGCACGGAAGTCGGCATCGTCGGCACCGAGTTCTACTACCGCCGCGCGCAGGCGCTTCACGACCTGGGGCAACTGACCGAGGCGCAGCGCCCGACGCTGCTGTTCACGTCAATGCGTGACGGCTTCGAGGCGTGGCAGACCTACGAGTCCGAGTTCATCCTGGCGCCGGGCAGCATCGATACGCCGCCTCTCATGGGATTCGCGCAGCAGGTGATCGAGTCGCCGTATGCGATTAACGTGGCGCGCAACGTGGCGAACTACGACGGCAACTTCGCTGTCGCAATGGCGGCGCGCCCGGTCGACCGCATGGCCGATCTGTACCAGCTTGTCGGCAACGGCGTGCAACTGGCAGACGGCGCGCGCTTCACACCATGGGTCACGCTGGACTTCCGCATGCCGGAACTGGAGACCACGATCAATATCCGCACGTCGTCGCTGTTCAACGGCGTGCCACTGGCCGCAGCGAAGGCCGGCGACCTGATCCTGATCGACGAGGAACTGTTGCAGATCGAGACCGTCAGCCCGACGCAGATCGTTGTCCGGCGCGGCTGCTGCGATACAGTCCCGCGCATCCACATCGCCGGCACGCGCGCGTGGCTCATCGGCGTTGCCTACTCGTTCGATTCGGTCGAGCGCACGGACGGCGAGTCGGTGCAGTACAAGCTGCGCCCGGTCAGCTACGGCGCGCCGTACTCGCTCGACGAACTGCCGTCGAACAACGTCACGTTCTCCCGGCGCGCCGAACTGCCGTATGCCCCCGGCCGCGTGGTCGTGAATGGTCGGCCGTGGTTCGAGGAAGTGCAGGCTGTCAGCGGCGCCGCCACCGTCTTCACCTGGGTCCGTCGCAACCGCGTGGCGCAAGGCGCGGGCATCGTGGCGCACGAGGACGAGGATCGCGGCGCAGAAGCCGGCCAGGTGACGCGGCTGCAATTCTTCTACGAGACGCCGGCCGAGACGGAAGGCGGCGCTGCGGTCGAGCACGTTCTGCGCCAGCAGGACATCGCCTCGCCGACTGGCAACGCCAATCCAGCAGCCGGTATGACCTTCTCCTACACCTATGCGATGGCGCAAGCCGATGGCCTGGTCGCCGGCAACGCGCTCGGTATCTGCGGCACGGTCGTGATCTACTGCCGCATGCTCTCGGTGCGCGACGGCCTGCAATCCTTCCAGGCGTACATCACGCCAATCCGCGTTCCCTCTTTCCCCTGCTGACCCATGGCACAAAGCGATTACAAAAACACAGGCGGTAAGGGCCAGTTCACGCCACTGGCCGAACTCCATGATGCGGTCGACTATCTGGATCGCGTGCTGATCCTGGGCCGCGCGAACTTCCCGCGCATCGACTCGCTGCAAGTCGGCATGGCGGTGCTGGTCAACGACGAGTTCATGCAGGTGACGGCCATCGGGCCAGGCCGCGTGACGGTCAAGCGCGGTTGCGCGGACACCGTGCCGGCCAAGCATCCGGCGAAGTCGCTCTGCTGGTTTATCGACGTGAGCGTGGTCGGCACCGATGGCGTCGAGTACAGCGCGGGCGATACCACGTCGATCAAGTATTCCCCGTACACGCCAGGCGGCGCCCTGCACCCGAACAATACCGGCGAGATTGACGTTATCAACTTCAACTGGCGGTTCTATCGGCCGTATGCGCCGGGCCGGCTGTACGTGAACTCGAAGCGCTGGTTCAATCGTCACCTGCTGTCGGCCGACACCGGCAGGCTGTATCTCGAATGGACGCATCGCAACCGCCTCATCCAGTCCGACAAGCTGCTCGACCACGACGACGCGAGCGTCAGTCCCGAGACCGGCACCACCTACACCGCGCGCATCTACAACAGCGCCGGCCAACTGCGTCGCACCGAGGTCGGCATCCTGGCGCAATGGCGTGATCGCTATGGTCGCCTCGTGTATCCGGCATGGGGCTACTCCTGGCAGCAGGGTATGGCCGATCTCGGCGGCAGCGGCTTGCCGGGCGAAGACGGTGCGCTCCTTCCCGGCACGATGACGTTCCATGCGACGCGCGACGGCTTCGACTCGTGGCAAGGCTACGTTATCCCGTTCGACCTCGATCCGCAGAGCTTCTTCCTGCGTGTCGCGCAACTCGGCCAGATCGCGGCGCAGGAGGACGACATCAACCAGTCGAGCGGCCCGTATCCACCGGAAGAGGCGGTGTTGGCTGCGTCGGTCGGCCAGATCTCCGCACAGCATGCGCGCGACGAGGACTACCAGGACGTGATCGTGGCCGACGCGATGTTCGTCGCCTCGGTGGCCGAAGGCACTGGTCAGCATACGTCGTTCTACACCGGCATGAACCGCAATCTGTTTGAGGCGCCATACGCCCACCTGCGGCGCTTGAACGTGCCGATCAGCGGCGCACACCTGGTCACGGTCGTCGCGCGCCCTGGAGACCGCCTGACGGACTCTCACACGGTCTGGTCACGCTACGACTACCCGCGTGGCCTGGGCGCTTCGTTCAACTACGAGCAGCGCATGGCTCCGCGCTTCACGCCGTGGCTCACTGTGGCGAAGCCGGTCGACTATCTGGACTCGGTGATCGAGATCGCCACGTCGTCCTTCTACGACGGTGTGCCGCTCGACGGCGTGCAGCCGGGCCAGGTCGCGATGATCGACGCCGAGGTGATCTTGATCCTGGCGCGCAGCGCGACGACGTTCACCATCGCGCGCGGCGTCTACGACACGGTGCCGGCAAAGCATGGCGTCGGCGCGCGAGTGTGGTTCTTCCAGGCGCAGGCCGGCAATGACCCGAGCATCTATCCGTACACCGTCGACCCGAAGACCTCGCTGGTCGGATCTGCGGCCGAGGTGAAGATGATCCCCGACGTGTACGGCCCGCCGCTGGACTTGAACCAGGTGCCGACCGATCGTCTGGAAATGCTGCATCGCGTTGAGCGCCCATATCCGCCAGGCGAAGTGCTGGTGAACGGCCGGGCCTGGTACAACGGCGCGCAGATCGCGAAGGATCAGGTCACGACGATCACCTGGCGCCACCGCAACCGCGACACGCAGGGCGCGAACCCGGTCGACCACCACGCGCCGACCCGCGCGCCCGAGCCGGGCCAGAAGTACCGCCTGAAGATCACGATCATGGTGCGCGGCTCGCGGCCGACCGACCCATCGTATCCGGTCACGGTGCGCGACCAGATCGTCGACGGCGAGACCTTCACCTACAGCTACGCGATGGCGACCACGGACGGCTACCGCGCCGCGACGCTGCTCGACGTGTGTGGCCGCGTCACCGTGGGCATGGTGCTCGAAGCGATTCGCGACGATTACGTCTCGTGGCAGAACTACGTGATCCCGCTGCTGCTGCCGGCGCCATCCTGCCCACCGGGCAAACCGCCAGGTGGCGGACAACTCCCCGGCGACAACGGTAACGGGAACGGCGACACTGGCGGCGACCCGACCAATCCGACGAACCCTGGCGGCGGCGATAACACTGGTGGCGGCTCGCCAGGCGATAATGGCGGCGGCGATAACGGCAACGGCCCGCCAGATCCTCCAGAAGTGCCGCCTGACTGGCCCGATCCAATCGAGCCGCCTGAGCCTGATCCTGACGATCCGAATCCGGCACTGGCCGCACACTGGGACTTGAACTGGGACCGCCACTGGGACGCATACACGAAAGACAATCAAGGGGAATAAGCAATGCCAAGACAAGAGACTTCGAGGTTCCGTTTTTCACAGGGCTGGTTGCGCGGCGAGGACTGGTGGGGCGATCCGGTCTCGGCCAACTTCCTGCTGCTCGACGTGATGCTGGGAACCGTGATCGAGTCGATGACTGAAAGCGCGCCACCGCCGAACGGCAACGTGGTGGTCGGCGACATGTTCATCGTGGCCGACAACGCGACCGGCGCATGGGAAGGCCGCGAAGGTCAGATCGCCGCACTGACCTCGACCGGCTGGCGCTTCGTCGTGCCGGTCGACGGCGTGCGTGCGCGGCTGAATAGCCCGCCTGGCTGGATCTGGTTCAACGGCGCGACCTGGCTGCGTGAAGACCAGAACAGCGACACGCCGACACCGATCCTCGGCACCCGGTACGACATCGCCATGTCGGTCGGCTACGAGGCCGAGGCGGGCGAGACGCTGCTGGTCTTCACGATCCCTGAACCGATGACGCTGCCGGCCACCGCAGCCGGATCGTGGGGCCGCACGGTGACGCCGCCGAACGGGATCATCCGGCTCGCGATCCGAAGGAACGGAAGTGACGTTGGTACAATCACATTCGCCGCGAATAGCTCGCGCGCCATCTTCACCGTGCAGGGTGATAAGCCGTTCGCCACTGGCGACCTCCTGACCATCCACATGCCGGACAATCCGCCTGCCGGGTTCGCGAATTATGGCGCCACGCTGCGGCTCATTCTCGCAACGAACGGAGGTAACTAATGCTGCACATTGACGGCTTCGAGGAATTCGCGAACGACCCGGCGCCGAACGCTCAAATGGTGCGCGCCGGCTACGAGGTGTTCGGCCAGATGGCTATCGTCGGCGGGCGCCTGGGTGCTCACGGCGTGGCCGGCCGCAACGCGACGATGGTGCGCAAGATGCCATGGACGACGAACACCATGAGCACCGGCTTCGCGCACATGTTCGACACGCGCGGATCGGCCTGCTGGTTGAAGGTGGGCGACACGCAGATCAATCTGTGGCTGCACCCGGACACCGGCCTGCCGCACCTGAACGACAAGCCTGGTGGCGCGCTGCCGGTGTCTAGCCGCTGGTACTACTACGAGTTGGAACTGGATCGCGCGGCGGCGCGCGTCACGCTTTCGATCAACAACCGGATCGACATGACCTACGATGTCGAGGGTGACTTGAGCACCGAGGAAGTCGAGGTCGGGATCGGCTACATTCTGCCGCACATCTACCGGCCAGATGCGGACCCGGTCCCGGTCGACAACGCCACGAAGACCTTCGACGACTTCTATATCCGCGACACCTCGCGCTTCGGTCCTATCGTGGTCTCGACGCGCTTCCCGACGACCGACGAACAGGTCGAGTGGTTCAAGGCTGCGGTGGCTGGCTCGCACGCCGAGTCGCTGGCTCTGCGCCCGCCGAAGCCGCTGGACAACTACGTGGCCGCGAACGTGATCGGCGCCGACGACCGCTTCACTTCCGCTCACGAACTGGTCAACGACAATCCGGTGATCGCGACCGGCGTGGTGGTGCTGGCCCGCAAAGCGCCGACCCTGGCCGCGCGCCTGGGCGTGTTCATTGGCGGCGGCGTCGGCGACACCGTAGAGCCGCGCGCCATGGATACCGATGTCGAGACCGACTGGAAGACGCAATACCTCTTCTTCGAGAATCAGGGGCCGGATGCGCCGGCAGCAGTCAAAGACGCCGAGTTCGGCATTTACGTCGCAGCACCATAAGGAAAATCACATGAGCATTAAACACATCGACGGCTTCGACCAGTTCCAGGGTCAAACGTCAGCAGCGCTTCTTGCCTCGCTCGCCGCAGCAGGGTATGTCGTGTCCTCGGGTCTCGCCATGGCCGAAGGTCGGCACCCTTCTTCGCACGCGCTGGAATTGCAGGTGTCGGCAGGCACGGCAGGCTCATCCTGGTCGAGCCGCACGAACACGGTCAAGTTCGACTTGAACGGCGTGGCCGCGAACACGGCTGGCCGCTGGGTCGCAGTCGGGAACAACGGGCAGGCCACCACGTCGACGGACGGCATCCAGTGGGCGCCGCTGGTCATCGGCACCACGCAGACCTTGCGCGATATCGCCTGCAACGGCAACACGTATATCGCGGTCGGCGACAACGGCACCATCATGCGCTCGACCAACGGCCAGGCGTGGACTCAGCAGGCCGCGCCAGTAGCCGGCGTCGCATTGAGGGCTGTCGCGTTCGGCGGCGGCAAATGGCTCGCAGTTGGTCAGGCCGGCAGCGTTGGCGCAATTTTCGTGTCCGAGGATGACGGCGCGACCTGGGCCAATATCACCGCCAATGCCGGCACGCGGCCGAACGTGTCCGTCGCATTCGGCAATGCGCGCTGGACCGTGGGCGGGATGGCGGGCCAGATCCTCACGGCCGGCGCCAACCTGGCGTTCGTTGAGACCACCATGCCTGTCGCCGGAATGGTCGCAGGTGTCGCCTACACCAACGGTTCGTGGTTCGCGCTGTGCAGCGGGATCTATCGCAGCGTCGACGACGGCGCAAACTGGGTGCTGGTCTCGGCCAATCCGAACGGCGGCTCGGCGCTGCGCTGCATCGCGGCTTCGGGTTCGCGCCTGATCGTCGGCGGCGACCTGGGCGGCGTCTTCTACAGCGACGACGGCATCACCTGGACGCGTGCAGCATTCGCTGGTGCGAACAGTTCCTCGGTGCTCGACATTGCGCTCTCGCTGGGCGCGCAGGCGGGATGGTGCGCGGTCGGTACGGTGCCGACAAATAATCCGTCCGGTAACGCGATCATCTATATGTCGGTCGCGCCGCCGACAAAGATCTCTCGTACGTTCGTCTCGACCGCGAACCGCGTGGTCATCGGATTCGCGCATCGGGCTACCGCGCGCGGCCGGATCTTCAGCATTGCGAACCTGTTCAACATGGACTGGCCCTCGGGCATCCAGATCCTCGACGAGATCGGCGCCAGCGTCCCGATTCGCAATGCCTGGTACTACTACGAGATCGTCATCGACAAGACCGCCAACACGATCAGCCTGCACGTCAACGACACCGATGACCTGGTGGTGCCGCTGCCTGCGGCCGGCGCGAACATGACCTCGTTCGTGATGTCCTGGGAAGCCGAGAACGGGGCCGTGGCGCGCATCGACGACCTGTACCTGCTCGACTCCGATACGACCGGCGGCTCGACCCAGGTGAACCGCCTGAAGCCAATCCGCGTGCCGATCCGCAAGCCGACCGAGGACGTTGCGATTGCGTGGCTCGGCTCGCAGCCTGGCCCGCACTGGCCGCTGGTCGGGCTTCTGCCGCCGTCACCCGAAACGTTCATCCGTTCGTCCACTTCCGGCGACCAGGATCTCTTCTCTTCCGGCGACACGCTGCCCGAGGGCGCCGGCACCGAGGACATGCCGATTATCGCGGTCGGCCTGGTGGCGCTCGCGCAGAAAAGCGATCTCGACAATCGCCAGCTTGGCCTGGTGGTCGGCGCGCAGGGAAATCAGAAGGAGGTCGTCGACACGCTGCTCAACGTGACACCGGAGTATAGTTTAGCCATCTTCGAGACCGCGCCTGGCGATGTACCATGGACTGCGGAAAACATCGAGACCACACCGTTCGGCGTCGCCGTTCGCCCATAATCAGAAAGGACATACCATGCTTCGCCACATTGACGGCTTCGACCACTACGGCGCCACCACCGAGATCGCAGCTAACATCACCTCCATCCTCGAAGCGGCCGGCTACACGGTCAACAACGCCACCAACACGACGTTCAACATTGCGGCCGGCCAGGATCAAGGTTCGCTCGGGTTGAAGATGACCATCCCGGCGAACTCCGCTACGCCGCCATCCTTCAGCCGCTCGTTCACCACCGTCGAAGATTACGTGTGCTTCGGCTTCTCCTTCCGTGGCACGCAGGCTCGTCAGCGCTTCGCCCGTATTGCCGGCGTGCTGGATCTTGACTGGGATGCCACCACCGGCAAGATGAAGGTCGGCGAGGTGCTGGGCCAGGACGTGATTATCCTGAACGCCTTCTGGTCCATCGAGATCGAGATCGACAAGGTGAACAACGAATTCCGTGCTTGGGCGAACGACACGCTTCAGCTTACCGTTCCGCTGCCCGGCGCCGTGGGCAACACGCACACGATCGTGTGGGGCATGAACCAGCAGACGCCGACCGCCAGCGTGGTCGAGATCGACGATCTGTACATCATCGACAGCGCGGGCGGCAAGAACAACTCGCGCCTCGGGCCGCTGAACATCATCACGCGCCGGCCGACGACCGATGTATTGGCCGAGTGGACGGCAGTTGGCAGCACGGCAGCGCATAACGTGATCTTGTCCCAGCAGTCGCCGGCAGCGGCCAATGCGCCATACGTCCAGGCCAACGTCGAGGGTCGCACCGACCGCTTCACGTCGAACGTGGTGCTGCCGAACTCGAACGAGATTGTCGGCGTGGCGCTCACCGCGTACGCGCGCAAGGGCGACCTGGACAATCGCAACCTCGGTCTCCAGATCGGCACGCAGGCCGGCGTCACTGAAACGCAGATTCCGCTGAACACGGCCTACGGGTTCAAGCAGGCCATCTTCGAGACCGCACCGAATGGCGAGACCTGGGATCAGAACCGCGTTGAAACATCGTCGATGGCGATCATTGCTCGTTGAGGAAAATATGACCATTCTGCGCACTGAATCATGGGGCGCCTTCCCACGCTATAACGGCGACGAGGCGAACAACGCGACCGGAAATGCAGCACGCGCGGCACACGCTGCGAACGTGCGCGCATACGGCTACGACTTCTCTGCACCGACGGCCAACAACATCGGCTGGCTGGTCAAGGCTGACGCGGTATCGCCCGAGCGCTGGGCCTACACGTTTTCTTCGAGCGGAAAGACTGGCGAAGCGGCCGGGTTCCGCATGAAAATGCCGACTGTGCCAAGCGTGTTGATCTTCGGATTCTCGTTGTTCGTGCCAAGCTCTTACACACCGAACACTACACAAAGCCCTGAGTATCCGATGATGCAGGTTCTATCGTTTGCCGCAAGTAGCGCGTACACCGCGATACCTGGTCGCGCTGAAGCGGCAGGTGAATTGTTCCGCATTGACTGGGGATTGCGCGTGCGGCGCGGTATCGCGGCTGTTGAAAACGCGAAGGCCATGGTTCCCGGCAAGCTGTCGTACATCGAATGCCGGATCTCGGCGAGTGAGGTGCGTGTCTGGATGGACGGCACGCTGGTTCATCAGTCGACTAGGGCTGTGTCGCGCGAGAGTATTGCGATCATGTGTACGGCTTGGAATGGCTTTACTGTCGGCGGTACGATGGAAGGCGCGCCGGCCATGTGGCAAGTCTCAAATATGTACTTCCTTTCCGAAGATGCTGTCGAACCAAATGTGCGCTTGGGGCCGGCCACGAGGGTTATCGCGAACCGGCCTAGCGCCGATGTTGACGTCGACTTCTCGCGACCGAGCGGTACGCTGTCAAACGCCTCGGTTGTCGGTGCTGATTTTCAGACAACGAATACCGCGTCTCTCACTGTGCGAAATATCGGCGATTCGGACGTGTATTCTGCGTCGGCAAGAGACGCGGTGACTGGAGCCGGTCGAGTGTACGCCGTGTCAGTGAAAATGCTGGCGTCGAACTTGGAAACAGATCCGCACGCATTCAAGCCGCTGATTGTCTCGGGAGCCGCCGAAGCCGCCGCGCCGAACGTAAGTCTCCCCGGATTGTCGGGCAACACACTAGTGGCCGGCATCGCAACCGTGGACCCGATTACTGGAGTCGAATGGACGACATCGGCTGCGGCAGACGTGGATTTCGGCGCGCGCCTGGTTTCATAAGGTTTAGCGATGGCTGACATTGCGCGACTATCTTCCGTCCTGGTTGAAACGCTGATTGAAGCACCGCCCGATCCGGTAGTGCTTCCTTCAGTTTTTTCGGTCACAACCGAAACCCTCATCCAGCTTTACATTCCTCCGGCTGAAGTTCACAGCTTGCTCACGGAAACGCTAATTACGCTTCCGGTCGCATCGTTGACGAACATCATCACGGAAACCCTTATAGAGTCTGGTGCGAACGAAGGCGTGGTCGCGCATATCGTGCCGGGTTTTTCGCAGCAAGCGTTGCAGAAGGCGCCACCCAAGCCGCATCCGTCAATGGTGTGGAGTCAGAACACCGTGGTCAACTTCTCGCAAATCGTGGCGCAGCGACGAACCCGCGTTCCGATAAAGAGCATGATCGAAATTCCTGTTCTGGCGCAGAAGGTGGCTCGACGCAGGGAGTCAGTACCGCCGCGTAGCGACACGACCGTGGTTCAGTTGGTGGAACAGGTGGCGCAGTCTCGTGTACGCGCTTACGCGCCTGTTTCAGCGGTCTACGTGCAGCAGCTTCGCCAACAGGCCGCTCGCAAGGTATCACGCATACCGGCACCATCCGTTCGCTCGCCGATCAACGTCGGTAAGATGGTGCAGATGGTGGCGTTATCGCGCAAGACTCGCGTGATCTTGACGCCGGCCGACGTGGCACAGCTTCACCAGCAGATCGCTATCGCTGCGGCGCGGCCGGCGCCGATCAGTCCAATGCGGGCCGCACAGTTCATCCAGCAGATCGCAGTAGTGCGGTTGGTGGCACCGCCAGGCATCGACGTGCGCGCTGCGCAGTTCGTCCAGGAGATCGCAACGCATCGCGACATCGAGGCGTGGTCATACATCGGTATGGAACACGTCGCGCAGCTTATGCAACAGGTGGCCGTTGCGAGCACGCGGCCGACGCCGATCAGCGCGACGCGGGCAACGCAGTTCGTGCATCAGGTGGCGCAACACCGCGTGACGTATCCGCCTGCGTTCATCTTGGGCTGGAACGCGGTCAAGTTCGTGCAGCAGGTGGCCGCTCATCGCTTCATGCTTTTACCGGACGACATGCGCAGCATGATCTCGGTGAAGACGATGAGCGTGCAATACGGCATGAAGCGCGACACGGTTCCACCAATCGAAGTGATTGACCCATCGGTCGGTCGGCACGTTGCCCAGCTTATGCAGCGTGTCGCCATGCGCAGGCAGACCACGCCGCCCACCGAGATCACGCAGTCCAGGTTCGTGACCGCGCTGCTCTCGACGACGGTGCTCGGCGACACGACCTTCCCGCCGCCACCGCCGAAGCCACCAGTGCCGCCGATTGTGACGGCCAGCGCGCTCGTAGAGCAGGTGGTGATCGGAGACGCGGACGACTGGATCGCGGTATCGCAGGTGCGCGCGTCGGCGGTAGTGCAGTATGTCGCGCTGACCGACGACTATCCGTTCCTCGACCCGGCGATACCGCAGTCCGAGATCTCGGTGTTCTCGCTGGCGCAGCCGGTGGCCCTGGTTGACGAGTTCCCCGCGCCGAGCGACATGCTCAGTGAGGTGGACGTGATCGAACTGGTGTCGAGCGTCGCGCTGGCGGATAGCGACTTCGACGACCCTCGCGCGCCGCATAGCGAGATCACCGTGGCGCAGGCGTTCGAGTTGACTGTTCTCGGCGACACCGAGTTCCCGGCCGGCACGCAGCCGCAATCCGATCTGACACTGTTTGCCATTGTCGAGAAGGTTGCAGTCGGAGACCCGACCATGGCCGGCGAAATGCCTGGTTCGGAATTGCGGCTTACCTCGGTGGTCGAGTTCTATGCGGTCCACGATCCTACATTGAAGGGAATACCGCTGCGGCAGGGGCCGCGACCAGTAATATCGGTCACGATCAGTTGATAAAAAGGCCGGGGGTATAATTGCTCCCGGCTTTTTCTTTTCAACCCTCTACGGAGATCCGTAACATGAGTGATCCAAATGACCTTCCGCCAGGAGGTAGCCGAGTCGAGCGCCGAGGGCGTGTCGATTTAACGCTGAACATTCCGACACTGATTATGATCGCAACGCTAATCGTAACCACGTCCGCCACTGGTGTCGGAATGTATTACAACCTCGACAAGCGGCAGATGATGCTGGAAATTGCAATGACATCGCTGGTCCAGCGCGTCGACAAGCTCGAAGGCAACCAGGTCTCGGCCAACAACAACCTGCGCACTGAGTTAAAGACCGACATCGCAGAACTGAAGGGCATGTTGAACCGCGTGATCTTCGCACCGCCGACAACCTCGCAGCGTCAACTCAAGGAATGGAGTAAAGACCAATGACGACCGCATCCCAAAAGCGCGCACAGCCGCGCGGCATTCGCAACCACAATCCCGGCAACATCGAACTCGGCAAAGACAAATGGCAGGGTCTCGCCGCTGTGCAGGATGATGGCCGGTTCGCGAAGTTCAAAGATCCGACATGGGGCATCCGCGCCCTGGCGATCATCCTCATCAACTACCAGGACAAGTACAACATTTCGACCATCGCGAAGATCATCAATCGCTGGGCGCCGAAGGTCGAGAACGACACCGAGTCGTACATACGCGAAGTGTGCGAGGACACCGGCTTCACGCGCAACGAAAAGCTCGACATGCACGACTACCACGATCTGCGGCCGGTCGTCGAAGCGATCATCCGGCACGAGAACGGGCGCGGTCCGAAGTCGAACATCAACACCTGGTACGACGACGCCACGATCAAGACCGGATTGCAGCGTGCCGGCGTGGTGCAGCCGGTGAAAACCGTCGACGCCGTACCAGTGACGAAGGAGACGGTCGGCGCCACCGGCACGGCGGTGATCGGCGCAGCGCAGATCGTCGACGCGGCTCCGCAGGTGATCGCGGCAGTCGAGTCGTCCCAGGCCCACCTCGAATCCGGTTCGGTGGTTCGCCTGGTGATCGGTATTGCAACCATCGCGGTCGCGGTGTTCATCGCCTACTCGCAGGTGAAGAAGCACCAGGAAGGCGTGGTGGCGTGATGCCTATTCTGACCAGGCTGCAAGGGTGGGCGCTGACAGCATTCGCGGTGCTGCTGGTCTTGCTGGGCGCTTACGCATACGGTGGTCGCAAGGCACGGCGCGCGACCGAATTGAAGTACGACTATGAAGAGGCGGCACGCGCCGCCGCTGGAGCGAAAGGACGATACGATGCTGAACTTGAAACGCGCGAGCTTCCTGAAGGTGGTGCTGCTGACGAGCTTCGCCGTGACTGGATGCGCCGCTCAACCGACACCGACCCGGACGCAAAAGCTGATCGCCGCAAGCGCACCTGAATTCTGCACGACCGCCATGCCGATCTACATCAACGACAAGGATGTGATCTCGGACGACACGGCTCGCCAGATTCTCCAGCATAATAAGACCGGGCGAAAGCTCTGTAAGTGGTGATCGAAAGGAGGTGACTAGATCTCGTGGTCGCGATATAATCGAGCGGCATCAGGACATGCGACCTTGTGATTGGAGTTGAGGCCGGTTAGGAGAAATCCCGACCGGCCTTTTTTATTACAGTTCGTCGTCGTAGGTCAGCGATTCTTTCGCAACCATGGCGACCTCGGGCGACAGCATCGCGATAAACGGCTCGGGCATGTTGGCGACGCCGCCATGCAGGTGAGCCTCTACGTGATTAAACACCGCTTCGAGTTCGGCCATGTTGCGACCGATCACGATCACCTCGACACCGGCAATCTTCATCGCCTTCGCGCGCCCGGTGTGCGCTGGCGAACCAGGCTTGGCCGACAGCACCGTCTCGCGCGGCAGTTGGCACACCGGGCGCGGTTTCCAGTTGATCGGGCTGTAGACGCTCATAATTCGTCGTCCTCCGCTTCCTTGCGCGCGATCTGCGGCGCCAGTGGATCGTCGAGGCGCATCGCGCGGCCCGGCTTCGTGACGACGTTGATCCAGTGCTGGTCGAGCAGCTTGCCGGTGTACTCCCAGGTCCATTCGTCACCGTCCAGGCCGTCGTCGTGCGTGATGGTCAACTTGCCCCACTCGACCGCCAGCACGCCCAGGTTGCCGATCACCGGCACGCCCATGCTGCGCAGGCGCCCGTAGATCACGCGCGCGGCCAGCACCTCGTTGCTTTCCGGGTTCTTCGCGCCGTGCGTCAGGTCGTCTCGCGTGAACGTCACGCGCACCGTTTTTTCTTGAGTAGCCATGTCAGAAGCCTTTGAACCAGTTCATGCCGTTGATGGCGTTGAGGACGACCACCACGCCCAGCGGCACGAGGATGACCAGGGTGATGCGCAGGGCCAGGTCGGTCTTGCGCTTGAGCAGATGCAGCGCCAGGTAGATGCCGGCGAACAGCGAAGCCAGGCTGAAGGCCAGCAGCATCACCGACAGCACGATCATCGTGGTCAGCAGACCCATCGTAAGCAGATAGATGCCGAACCAGATCAGGGAGCAGGCCAACAGGACTTTCAGGAATGACGCGAACGTGGTCATGTTCTTTTCCTTGTGGTGGATGGCCGACGACTGGCGCCGGCCGGGGTGGTGGGATTACAGCTTGTCGGCGCGAGCGGTCTTCTTCGGCTTGTCGCCCTGCCGCACCTGCCCGATCAAGCGCCCGCGCAGGTTGTACACGTCGAGGCGGTTATCCATGATGTCCAGAGTCGAGCCGCGCGGGAAGGTGCCGAGCACTTGAGCCAAGCTGGCAACATCGTGGTAACTGTGTTCCGGCAAGCCGCTTGCCGACACAAGGCGCTTCGGCGCAGCCACGGTGCGCTTGGCCTTCGGAGTCTCGGTCGGAACGCCGCGCGCTGCCGACAGCGCTGGGTCCAGCTTGGCGGGCTTGACCTTCGGCGCTTTGGTGGGCTTCTTCGCTTCACGCGCGTGGTGTGCCGCTTCGTTGAACTCCACGGTTTTGTCGGTCTTGAATTTCTGAATGCCTGCGAGGGTGGTCTTCGATGCCGCTTTCTTCTTTTGAGTTGCCATGATGGGTGCTTCCTTATGTAAGTTGTTTAACAGGGTTATTACTTGTCAATCGGTTTGCATTCGTTCAGTGTCTTCTTACCCTCCAGTTCCATGATGCGTCGTTCGAGCTTTTGGTTGCGCTGCTGGACGTGCATCGCGACGTGCTCGATGTCGCTGGCGCGCTGCTCGGCACGCTGGCGGCGAATCCGCTCGACGGCTGCGCGGTCGGTCAGGATCGCGGCGGTGCGGTTCCAGATGGTCGTGGTCAATGCTGCGATGCGCGCTTCAAAGCTCATCGTACTCACCTTCTTCGCGCCACACCCGCACGCCAGGCTGGAAGTAGATCTCGTCTTCCTCGACCTGGGCGATGCGGATACCGACGCCGGCCTTGACCACCGGGCGCCGCAGGAACTCCATGTCGGCCCGCGTCACGTCCGGCACGAAGAACGACTGACCCGGCATCATGCGCTTCAGTTTCTCGACCAGCACGCGGGTCTGTTGTTCGGCTGTTTTATCGCGCGGCATGAATGCTTTTCCCAGGTATTTAGAGTTCGTCGTCTTCGTCGGCCGGCGCATCTTGACCATCCATGTAGACGGTCATCACAGCGTCGAGCATGCGGTCGATCTCTTTTGCGAACAGCCAGTAGGTCGCGTGCAGATCGGCCGTGTCGATGCCGGTGCCGGCAACCATTACGTCGCCGAGTTTGATGCCCTTGAATACCAGCTTGTCGTTCAGCGTGAAGTTGGCCGCGAGATCGCCGTCGTTCACGTACAGCATCATCGCCAGTTCGGTCACGTCGTAGTCGCCGCTGTTCACGATGGCCTTGAATTCTTCGTGCGACAGATCGCGGTCCTTCACGCGCACCGTGTTCTTGTTGGCGCCCTTGAACACCGCCGCTTTGGCCGGGTAGAGCATGGTGCCGAAGTCTTCGTCCGAAGCCTGGGCGCTGCCGTCGCGCACGATCCGCGTGAGCATGGATGCCGGCGACACATGCGTGCTCAGATCCGACCAGTCCAGTTCGACCTTGCGGGTCTCGCACAGGCGCATCAGGTGCGTCAGGATCTTCTCGCACATCGTGGCGCTCGACGTGCAAACAAACAGCCGCTTGCGGGTGACGATCAGCGGGATCACCTTCGGCACGATGAACGCTTTCGGCAGCAGCGCGGTTTCCACGTCGTCGCGCAGTTGGGCGAACTCTTTCTTGTTCAGCGCGCGACCTTCCTTCTCGACCAAGGCGTCGTAGCGTTTCTTCAGTTCCTCGTCGCGCACCGATGCCGGCAGCTTGCGTTCGGCCCAGCGGTACATGAATAGGTATCCGGCGCCGTCGAGGTCGTGGACGATGGCGGTCTCGCCAGGCATCACAGCGGCCAGGCCGAGGTGCGACCATTCGTGATCGCCAGGATCGCGGTCGAGGAAGTTCTTCGCCGCTTCGAGTGCCGCGTCGCTGTTCTTCACCGCACGCGCGCACCATTTATACAGGGCGTCGTTCACCGCGAACGGCATGAACGCCTTGATGTTTTTGATTGCCTTAGCCATTACAGTTCGTCCTCTTCGACTGGTTCGTTTTGTGAGTGGTACGGGGTGACGTGATCCTGCGCCATGTAGCGCTTCTCGGCCACGTCCGGCTTCTCGGTCACGAACACCTTTCCGGTGGTCGGCGACTCGATCAGCCAAGCCTTCGGCGGGCGACCAAAGCGGTCATGCGGGAAGAGGATGTCGGGATCAGCGTTTCGCTTCATTCTTTTTCTCCGGGTTGAAGATTTCGTCGGCCCAACGGTCGATGAGCCAACCGATGCCACACATCGCGCCAATGAATATGACGAGCATGAGCCACTTCACAGCACGCCTCGCGACAAACGCTCGTTGGGGGTAATCATTTCAGTCGGGCGATCGTCTTCCGTCTCGTGATCGAACGCGAGACTAGGATCAAGTTCACCAAGCTCGTCGCGGGGATCGGTCGGGTCGATCTCTTCAGGGTGTTCCGTGAACGGCACGGCGAGCGGGCCTTCCGTGGACGCGCCGGCCGGACGCATGGTGTACTCCATGACCTCGGTGTCCGGGTTGTACACGTAGTCGATGTCGCAGCGCTGGAACACGGTCGCCATCTGCACCATGTCCAGGGTCATCGACGACAGGCCGCTCTGCTCCATGATCGCGCACACGACAGCCGGCGTGGTGACGCGCGTGCGCGCCTCGTACTGCTTTTCCAGCAGGCGCTCGACGCTGCTGTTCTGCTCCAGCGCTTCGGCGTGGCCGAGCGCGTAGGCGTCGCGCAGGCCGGCGTGCAAGTACGTGTTGATGAGCGCACGGTGCGGGTCTTTCTGACCCATGGCGGCACCAAGCGGCAGGGCCGCATGCACCTTGTCGCTAGTGTGGTGAAGAATGCCGGTGAGGTCGCGGCGTTCGCGCTTCGGTGCTTCTTTCGGGGCGTCGGCGCGGCCGAGCAGCTTGCCGATATTCTGGAGTCCGTTGATGCTGACTTTTTTCTGGTTCATTGCGGTTCCCTTGTGTATGGATTGACTGTAAGTGTACTAACAAGGTTTTTCCTTGTCAACTCATTTACAGTGGATCTGGATCTTCCGCGTAGCCGCACCACGCGAAGCGCTTCAGATAGTCGGCTTCGTCCTGCGCATCGAACGCGGTGGCGTGGATGAAGTAAGTCTCTTCCGGCTTGCAGTAGTTGCCGTCCAGGTCTTCGTGGTCAGGTTGCAGCGGATGCGACCAGTGCTGGCCGTCCCACCAACGCATGTGCGTCACGTCGGTGCCGTCGTCGAACGCGCCGATCATCTTGCATTGGTAGGCGCCAACGGGTCCGGGATGGAACTCGCTGGCGTTCATGTAGTCGGTCATTGCCGGCAATGCTTCGGTACTCATAGTTTTGGGTCCAAAAAAGTTGAGTGGAATATCCCGGTACTGCATGCCTGGGATCATCGGTGTGATGATCTTGTGGCCGAGCCTGTAGTACGCGGGGGTGTGGCCTTGCTGTGTTGCTTTCGCTTCGACTGCTACGTGGATCTTGTTCCAGTCGAGCAGGTGGTTCACGAAGCGATGCGCGGTGCCATGGCTGCATCCGAGCATCGACTGGATCTGCTTTAGGGTCGCGCCTTCGCGCGGCCGGCCGAGAAGGAACGCGAGGATTCGACGAATCGTTTCCTGCGACTTCTCGGATTCATAGTTTAACCCGGCCATGTGTCCTACTGTCCTTTCAGGATGTCGGTGAGGCGACCGCCGTAGTATTCCAATGCAGCGGTGCCGCTGTTGAATTCTCCGGGACTCGGATAGCGAAGTGCGAGCGCCACGGTTTCGATGTCGTTCAGCTTGCCGACCGCGACAGCCAGTGGGTCTTTCGATTCGTCCTGCGGGATCGCCGGCAGTTCGATCCACTGACCCGAGTTCAAGTCCCACATGGTTCCGTCATCGCACAGCGCGGTAAGCGCCACGCCGCCTTGATGCTCGCTGATCGCGATCTGAATTGGCTTACGCATTATTTCTTCTCCTGCGGTTGCTTGGTTTGTTCGACCGGCCGCTTTTCGGCCTGCTGTTTCAGCGCTTTGACCAGCGCATCGCCGACCGAGCCGGGCAGCGGTGGCGTCGTGGGTTTCGGATCTTGGTTCATGCTGGTGCTCCCATGCGATAGCCTTCGATGAGCATCTGGATCGGGTCGTGAACCATCATGTCGAGCACGCCCACGCGGATCACAGTGCCGTCCTTGCAGATCAGCGGAACGATCTGGTAGCGGTCGCCATCCCACCTGCCGGGTGCAACGCGATCATGAATTTCCGAGGCAGGCGTGTGCTGACCATCGTGCGAGCCACCCAGCAGCGTCACGAGCTGCTTGGCGACGTTCGCATCGGTCGAATGCTTGCGCGGCTTGCGGTAGCCCGCCACAAGCTCGCAGACGATGCAGGTGTTCAGTTCCACCACGCCGACGTGGAAAACCTCGTGGAAGGCGCCCAGGACGGTCCCAATGGCGTACACGGTGATCGGGTAGGTGTCGGTCGGCGATGTGCCGTGCGGACGGTCCAACATGCGGATCGCGGTGTCGTCCTCGTTGTTGGGCAGGCCATCGCCGCAAACGTTATGCGTGCGCTGCGCCATCGGCACGATGATGCGCTGGCCGTCTGCTGGCCCGCCGATAAGCAGGACTGGTTTGTTGTGGCTCATGATGCTGGGTTTCCTTTCAGATGATAATGATTTCACGGTGGTTGATGGAGCAGAGCTTCGGATCTTCGTGAGGGCCGTACCAGCGCAATTGCCAGCGGTCGGTCCACCCGAGAGTCTGACGCTGGGTTTCCTTGCACGTCAGCGTCACCGACACGCGCGTCTTCCAGCATTTGCCGTGATACACGCCGCTCGGATAGGAGGTCGAGTAATCGGCAAGCTGATCGAACTCGCGCTGCGTCATCATGGCATGGGTGTCGTCGATCAGGAAGTTCTGCGGGTTCGGCTGGCGCCAGTGCTGGCCCATTTCATCCGTGATCGGCGGGATCGGCGGATTGAACGTGGCGATGACGCTGGCGAACATCGGGACCGGATAGGTGGTGCGGATGAGGCCGGTCATCCGATCACCTCTTTCAATTTGTTCTCAGCGTTGACGGTGATCTCGTCGACCCGGCTGTCGTGAACGTCGGCGACCTTTGAGAAGCCGGTGAACAGAACTTTCGCGCTTTCTACGCCGAACACGTCCTTGACGGCGACCAGTAATTCGACCATGCGGTCACGCCCGGTCTTCTCGGTCGCCAGTGCTGCCGTCGCGATCTTTTTCGATTCATCGGGGAACGGGTGCGGCGCGTCGGCCGCTGGCGCCAGTGCTCGTCCTCCGACCGTCTTCGTCACCGGCCGCATTGCCTCACTCAACTGCTCGGCCACGGCGGTCGGGCATTCGGCAGGCGGCGGCGCGTCGCACGGCGACTCGACCGTGAAGCCGCAGAACTTGCACTCTTCGTGTTCGGGTTCGGCGTTCGTCGACGCAACGACGGCCAGGGCTTCAGCAGCGGGCATCGGCAGTTCGCCCGTTTCCACGTAGCGATCCATCAGCGCGAGCGTGTGTTTGCCGTCCTCGGACTCGCGATCCACCGGAACGTCGAAATGCTCATAGACGCTGCTATGCCGCTCCATGCGGTCATGCTCACCCTTGCTCGCCACGGCGATCACCTGGTGGAAGCTGGTCGACTTGTACCGCGTCCCGGTGCGCATGGTCGAAGGGTTCATTTCGATGCACCAGCCGATGCCCTTGAATTGGCCGATGGTCAGGCGCGACCATGGTTCGGTGAGCAGGCCAGCAAGGTCACGCAGCAGCGCCGCATCGTTGATGATCTTCAGCGCCTCGTCGGAGGTCTCGGCGAGCATGTTCGCGCGTGCGTCGTTCCGCTCGGCTTCGCTGCGCTGCAATTCGGCTTGCAGATAGTTCGCCAGGTCGAGCGATTCCTGGAGCGCATGCGTGAGCAGTTCGCGCTTCGACAGGCCCGAGCCGGCGAGCGTCACGCCGTACTTCTCGATGCCGACCTTCGAGCGTGACAGCAGCAGTTCACGGTTCGCCTCGACCACTGGATCGACAGCCTTCTCGCCCAGGCCCGGCGTGGTCGGCTCGATCATGCGCGGTCGCAGCCGGCGTTCGTGTGGCGCTTCGGCCGGCGCATTCCAGGTGTGCATCTTAAACTCGGTGCCGTCGCGCTGCACGTCGGCCGTGAGAACCGGGAACACGGTCAAGCCGTCGCGCACCTTCGGCTGATTGAACGCCACGCGAATTGCTTCCAACTGTTCCGGCGTCGGTTCGGGCAGCGTGACGGTCACTGGCGGGAACGCCCGCGTGCGCTTCTCCATCAGGTCCGCGAGGGCGGCGCCTTGCAGAAACGATTCGAGATATTTGCGTGCGCGGCACGGCCCGTTGACCGGGTTGCTGCAATACTGCGGCAGATCCTCCAACAGATTCAGTTGCTTCTTCAGGTTGTCGAGCAGATCTTGGCTCGGGTGATAGGCCAGCACATACGCTGCCTGCGCGACTTCCAGCAGGCTCGCAATGATGGCGTTCGGGTTCGGTGGGATTGCGGTGCTCATTTAAAACTCCTGTTTTTCGGCACGGTAGGCCGTGTCGATCACTTCGTGGAAACCGTCAGCGTGATAGCTGCGGGGCTTGTGCATCTTGAGCGGCACGGTGCTGGCGATTCGCTCGGTGCCGATGCGGATGCTCCAGCCTTTCGTCGCATCGTCCTGGCTGATGGTCAGCGGCTCCTGCGATCCGTTCTCGACGTAGCCGCAGCACGCGCGCAGCTTGTTCAGCGCGGCGGCGTCGCGCTCGATGTTGGTCTGCTTGATGGTGTCGGCCGTCGCGTTCACTGCGTCGCTTTCCTGACGCTCACGGATCACCTGCCTTTCGACGGCGGCAGCACGACCATCCCGGCTGTTGCGCTTGCCGACCGCCACCAGCGCCTCGCGGCACTCGGTGCAGGACACGACACGCAGGACGCCCATGCTCTGCACCTGGTCGTTGGTCCAGCGTCCGCACAGCGTCTTGTCGGCGCCGGGGAAAAAGGCGTGGATGGTGGCGCGCGGCGCGGCCTGGCTAGTGTCCTCCGCTGCCGCCTCGTCCCGCGTTGCGACGCGGCGGTATGCTTGATTCAGTGCGGTCATTCTGTTTCCCTTTCTTCGTTGGTTTCGGATGATTCGGGCAGTTCTCGCATCGCTCGCCTGGCCCGGTGTGGACGAGCGGATTGCGCGGCGGTTTGATGGTCACAGTTCGTCCTCGTCGGGTTCGAGGATCAGTTGCGTGTCACCGTGCTTCGTCTGGTTGGTGCGGATCAGGTTCAGCTTCAGGTGATCCAACAGCGCGTACACCACGTCGCTCAATTCGTCGTGCGTCATGTCGTGGCAATAGCGGATCATCGTTTCGCGGAATGGCGCCGGCTCCATGACTGGCGCTATTTTCTGTTTCCGGGTCATTGTGGATTCTCCGCGTCGAACTTCGCGATCTGTTCTGTCCAAGAGTTGACTGCGTTGTCCCACATGTCGACCGGCGAATGGCCGCAGATCATCGGCGATGCGTGGTTCTCCATGCTGTCACCGCAGCAGCACACGCCGCTCGACACCGGGGCGCCCTGCATGAAGGCGAGCAGTTCGTCGCGCTGTTTCTTGTACTCGGTTGCGAGGTCTTTGTCGTTCACGGTTTCTTCCATTTCTGTGTAAAGCGGAACACGCAGGCGCCGTTTGGCCGCATGGTGTCCGGGTTGATCTCGATGACGTTCTTTTTCATCAGCACGCGCGCCTGGGTAGGAGATAAATGTGGCATGTTCGTAAAGCGGCCCCGACGTGCGGAGCCGCGTGGTTAATGGTTATTCGGCAGGCTGGTCGACGACAACGTCAACTGTGCCGCTCTCGACGCTGACCTTGATCGTCAGCTTGATCGTGATGACCTTCGGCTCAGGTTGCGGCACTGGCTCAGGGTCAGGCTGCGGCACTGGCTCAGGGTCAGGCTCGACAACCTGATCTGCGGCACGTGGGATGATCGCGAACTGAGGGCCGGTGCGGTAGTCGGGCTTCTTCGCCCTGTTGTCGAACTTCACCCAGGCTTCTGCCGCATCCTTGACGCCGTACTGCGCGGCCATCGCGAGCGCCGGCTGCATGTTCGCCGGGTAGCCGAGAACGGAATCGGAATAGCCGACCATCCTGCCGGGAGGCCAGCCGTAGCTGTGCGTGGCCGTGAGCCAATCTGCTTGCTCCTGACTACCGCACGGTTGGTCGATGAACTTCAGACCCTTCGGATGCGTGAGTTTCTTGCTCTCGAACGACACGCTGTCGCCGCCGAAATTGAAGCGGTACATGTCAGCCAGGTTGTCGAAGATCGGCTCTTTCGCGCTCGGGCGGTATTCCATGTGATACGCGGTCGCGGCGATCCAGCAGAAGCCGGGCGTGGTCATGCGGCCGACGGTGTACTTCGCCTTCCACTCAAGGATTGGCAGCGCCTTCTCGAACCCGAGTTCGACCAGGTTGCCGAAGCTCCAGGTGAAGTAGTCGTCTTGCCATGGCGCCGAAGCCTTCACCTGGAACGAACCCTTGCCCGAGCCGTCGTACACGCCGATCTTGTTCGGGTTCCCGACCACGTAGGTCTCATGATAGAACGCGATGTTGTTTTCCAGTTGCGTCGTGAAATAGTCCTTCAGCGGGTGGTCGTCCGGCGTGATGTACGCGGCGTGACCCAGCGTGCGCAGCGACCAGGCTTGGCCGCGCACCTGCTGCCAGTGGATCAGACCTTTCTCGTAGCCGCGATTGCCTGGGTCCGTTTCGAGCGAGTTGCTGGTCGCCCAAAAGTGCAGTTCTTCGAGGAAGTAGTACTCGCCGGTCAGCAGGTACGGCAGGTACGCCAACGACGGCTGGTGCGCCGTGTCGTTTTTGTATGGCGTCGCGAGCGTGTTCTTATTGCCGGCAAAGCGCGGCACCGGTAGCGGACCTTTCTTAGCCAGGTTCATGTGCGTTGAGATCAGCCGGTTCTTCTCGTTGTCCGTGCGCACCGGGTAGCCGGTTTCCTCGTCGCGATAGTGGATCGACCATGCACCCGAACCCTCGGCCGCAGCCATCATCGGGGCGCGAGCGCGCGCATCTGCCGACAGCAGATACATCACGTACCAGCTTGGCAGAGGGCCGATGTCAGGACGCCCGCCAGTAGTACCCATGGCCTTGTTGATCGGACCCACTGTCATCGGCGCCGCTTTCCCTGTGCTGAGTGCGCTCAGGTTCTTTTCTACTGGCGTCGCGGTGCGGTCGTAGTTCGGCACGGCCTTCGATGCGATCAGGTAGTCCACGTCGTGCTTGATGTGGATCTGCGGCTCGTCGCCGTACCAGAAGACGTGACGCCAGCGGGCGTGATGATAGTGCGTCAGCGCCTTCTTTTCGAAGATCGTTTTGCCTCCCGCCTTGATCGCCACGTCGTACTTGAAATCGTTGGCGCCAGGCTCGAAGGTCTTCGTGTTCTCGAAGATGATCTCGACGCGAGCATGGTCGGTGGAATAGCGACGCATGGCTGCGCGCATGGTGAGGTGCAGGTGCGGATCACCTTTACTGTCGACCAGCGGGAGATCCACGATTTGTTCGGCAGCGAACTCGCCCGACAACCATGTGATCGGTACGCCGATAAGATCAGATGCGGGGAGATATTTCTCACCGTCGATGGTGATCGCGATCTCGGCTGCACCGTCAGGCTTTGTCAGTGCGAGAGGCATGGCCGCAAACTTCTTCACCTTCACGAGTTGCAGTGTCTCGGTGGCGCCGGCTGCGAGCTTGGGCAGTACGCCCGACAAGATGGCGTGGCGCAGCGAGCCGTCGCGGTGCGTGGCCTTCGTGTCGATCTGGAGCGGGATATTCGAACCGTCCGACAGTTTCGCCTCCAGGCCGTCGTTCTGCTGCATGTGGCCGGCGATGAAGATCTGGCCGAACGTGAACGGAATGGACTGCTGGTCGACGCCAGTGTTCTCGATCCGTACCAACGGCATTGTGGTGCTGGTCATGATGTTCCTTTCGATTGGTGTGCGGGATTGCACCCGAACATTCTATTGATGTTTCGATTAACCCGGATTCCCCTTCATCACTTCCATGCGGTGAGCGGCCAGGCGTGCGGCCAGGCTATTCAGTTTGTCGGCCAGCGGTGGCGGCGCGCCTTCCATCTTGGCGCTCGATGCGGCCAGTTCCAGGGCGCGCACGGCGATCTCCATGGCGTCGCTGGTGTTCTGGTAGGCGGGACGCACGTTGGCCGGGCGTTGGAACGTCGGTGTGCCGATACGCTCTTTCGTTGCCTCGATGTGTGCTTTGCGGCGGGCGACCGCCTCTTCGCCGATGGCGTCGGTAATGCTCATTTCAGGCTCCAGGATTCGAGGTTGTCATAGATTGCGCGGATTGCTACCGCGAGATAGGTCGGGCGCGGGATCGGTGCAGGCCGGCCGCGACGCTGCATTTCCAGCGCTTCGGCGATGATCTGCTCGGTCTCGAAGAACTTGCGTGCCGACTCGGTGTATTCGATGTCGCGGCTGATGTACTCGCGCAGTTGCTTGTTGTCGAAATTACCGATACCTGGGTCGTTGAAGCTACCCGCACCTTTGCCGTAGATCGCATTGACGTTCTTCAGCGAACTCTGCTTGAGCATGCGCAGCTTCGCTTGGGCGCGCGCCTCAAGGTTGAGGTCCACGAAGCGCTGCAAGTCGCCTTCATTCAATGCGTCGACCGTGGCTTGCTGATACGGTTGCAGTCCGATTTTGATCTTGTCCATGGTCACACCGTCCGGTGAACGAGCGCCAGCAGATACATGCCGCTCTTGATGTTGATCTCGGTGATCTCGACGCTGAAGTCGGAACCAGGGATGCGGCGCTTGGCCGACGACACGGCCGAGGTCACGCTGTTGCGCAGCTTGTCGGCCTGCGCGCTCATCGTGGCCTTCGCGTCGCCGATGGTGGTGGTCGGGTCGATCTGCACCACGCGCGCGGCCGGCATGTCGCCAACCTCCATGTCCGCGACGGCGGCGTTGAACGAGAAGGCGCGAGCGCGCGGCGGTGGTGCGATGTCGACCTCGGGACTCATCGCGCCGACGATGGCCGCTGCGAGGACTTGATTACGTGCTGACATGGTGTTTCCTTGTTGAGTGATTTACAGAGCGTCGAGCGTGATGTCGAGGTTGTTCAGCGCCGAGCGAGCGCTGTTCTGCGCCAGGTCCAGGTGCGTCACGATGTTGGCGCGGGCCGGGCTGTCCGACTCGACGTACAGCGCGTTTTCCTGGCGACGGACTTCGCGGATCTTGTCGACCAGTTCGCGAGCCATGTCGCGGATCTCGGTCAGCGACTCCAGCGAGTTCGCTACAGTGTTCTTCGACGATGCCATGCTGTTTCTCCTATTCAATGGGTAGTGGTGCAGCCATTATCATGACAGGGAAAAACCTTGTCAACAAGTTTTTGAAATTCAGATTCCGAATTTTGGGAACCGGCTAGGACTGCAAAGTAAGCGACAGGGTTTCATCTAAATTGGAAAACGGATTTTTGGGAACCGGCCAGGTCTGTCAAGTAAGCCGGAAAACGTGGTTTCACCTTGTCGACTGGTCCGCAGTACCGTCAGCCTGGCGCCGGCCGTGGCTTGGTCTCGGGCCTGGGGCATGGCGAAAAAGCCGGTTTTGAACGAAATTTGGTGGGCGTGCCTGGGGCGCCGTGGGATATTCGGAAATAGCAGCTACCGGACGTGGCAAATATTTGGCCGGTATGCGTGGTGCGCCGCGTTTCGTTCTGTCGGTATAGCGGGCCGGCCTGGTGGCCTGGTATCGGCGGCGCTGCAAACCGGGCGACGTGGTTTTTCCGTGTCGCCTGTTCCACATTTGCACGGCACGGTATGCAAAACTGTTGACAGGGTTTTTCCTTGTCTGTATCTTTGCAATCAGTCCGGTGCAAACCGGCTTACAAACAATCCCTAAAACGGAGTTCGAAATGTTGCAAGTTAAATTGGTCTACAGTGAAAGCTTTACCGCTCAAACGATGGACGGCGCTACCGCCGAACTTATCAAGGTAGTCGATGCGCTGGGTAACTCCTACGGGCTTCTTGACTGCGGTGGAAAGCTAAAAGCTTGGTGCGGCTCGATTGATAAAAATAGTGTCGAATGCGTTCTTGTCGAAGTGCCGCGCGTGTCCCTGGTAAAACCCGAAGCGCCGGAATGCGTGGCGCACCTGGCCGATGTGCCGCAAGAGAGCAACGCTGATGTGATGGCGCGCGCCGTTGCTTTCGTCCGCGATATCCGCCTTACCGCTGAATACCTGGCGGCGCACGATGGCGAACCGGCCACGCTGGACGCGGGCGTGTCGGACAATGAGCAAGTGCGCGCACTGGCGCATGAACAGGCCCGCGCCGATGCGGCCCGCGTGCTGTCCGGCGTGGCGCTGTGTGACATCGCACCATGCCCGAGTAACCGCGATCCCATGGCGGGCGAATGCTGCGATACGTGCGGCGCGGCGCTGGAGTCGGGCCAGATTGGCGACTGCGACGAATGCCAAGAGGAACCGCAAGAGTTCATCAATCATTACAAGTGCTATCGGTGCGCGCATGAATGGGCGGACCAGTGGACGGCGCAATGTGACGACGATTGCCCCGAGTGCGGCGCGCGCCACGTCTCCCCGCATACGTCGGAGGATGCGTAATCATGAACCGCGACAACGAAACGACGACAGAACACGCTTTCACGGACGCCGACACGGCCCGCGCGTTCATCCGTAAAGCGCCGCCCGGTACGCGCTTTTATCTGCATGTCCGCATGGCCGCTTACATCGTGGACGATCCCGACCATTACGCGCCGTCCGCGTTCTGCGCTGGTGTCGGCCTGTCGCGCAAGGATGCTTTGTCGTTCATCCGCGATGCTTGGATGGGAATTCGTCCAGAACGAAATTACATCATGCGAATGCGCGAGACTGTCCGGCCAGCGGATAGCCGTTGGTGTCGCAAAACGGATGCAATCGTTTATCCCGCGCGCCCGGATCGCGCCGTGTGGATTGGCTAATGTAAACTTGTTGACAGGGTTTTTCCTTGTCGTTTAAAATGCTTTCTGTCGGGCAAGCTGTAAGCCTGGCGACAGTGTTTTACCTTGTCAACGAATTTACATAGGCCAGTGATGGATTACGAATACACCCCGCCCGATGGATTGCTTTACCGCCTTGCGGATTACTGCGTCCATGTTGGCTGTATCGGTCTCGCGCTGGCGATAATTTTTCATCCATTCTAAGGAATCGCAATCATGTCTTTCGCATCCAAAAACGCTGACCTCTTGAACCTGTTCGCCCTATTCGGCAAGCCTGTTCCTACCGAAGATTCCAACATGGGTCGCGCCGTGTCGATCCTGCAAACCATCGCTGACAACCACTCGCACAGCTTCAGCGTTGACGCCGACGAACTGGCCGAAGAAATGGCCGATAACCTGAAGGGTTGGAGCATCTTTAACGGCAATGCCGCGTTCAACCCTTACGCCGAGTCGCACGACGGCAAGCGGGCAGAGGGTGAAACCAAGTATGAAGTTCTCGCAGCCGCTTACGTGCTGGCCGGTCTCACGCTGGAAGAGAGCTATACGCCGGACGAATTTGACGCGCTGGAAGAACTGGAAAGCATGATTGCTGAAGGACTCGACGATAACAATTTCGAGTTCGACGGCAACGAATACCGCCTCATCAAGTCGGACGAGGATTGCATTTGGCCCATCTACCGTGACGCTATCCAATCGACCCTAGAAGACTGCTATTCCGACGTTCTCAAGCTGGATAAGATTCCGTCGTTTATCGCCGTATCCGTGGACTGGGAACAGACCGCAAAGAACGCATACGCCGATGGCTACGGCCACCAGTTCAGCAGCTATGACGGCAGCGAATACGAAGCGGGCGGATACTACATTTTCCGCACGAACTAAGCGCCACGAGACCATTTCAAACAATCCCGAAAACGGAGTAAATCATGATCCCTCAATATCTCGACCTGAACAAGAAAGGCGGCGCACCGGCCCGCCTGGTAATCCTGCGCAACATGGCCGCGCACACCAACGCGCCGGACGTGAACATGCCACCGTCGCGCCGCTTTGCCGACTGGCGCGCCGCCCGCACGCAAACGCTTTTGACTGGCGGTCATGACCTCTGCGCCGGCTACAACACGGAAAGCGACGGCACGAAAATCAACGTGTGGTCTACCTTCTCCGCGCCGAACTTCCGCGACGAACGCAACGCCGACGACATCGAAGGCGCACGCATCAGGCATCGCGGATGGTTCGCGGATGCGGATTGCTCGAACACGGTGCGCGGCATCGTAGGGCGCCTGTCGCATGGTCGCTTTATTGCGGGCTACAAGGTCAGCGATACGGGGGAACATGTGTATCTGGATCATGTGTTTGACGATGAAGTGTCAGCCGCATATGACGCCGACGAATTCGCCCGCGAGTATGCGGAACAAGCGAAGGAGTATGACGAACGATGGCAAGCGGCGCATGCGCTGAACGACGAGATTGCGGAAGTGTCGCGCAACGTGGCCCGCATGTTCAAGCTGCGCCATACGGACGGATTCGACAGCGCCGCTGACTATCGAGACCTTGAGTACGGCATTTCCGAACTGCGCACGCTGAAGGAAAAGCGCGCCGAATATTCCGACGTTGAACTGTGAAAGGCTGCACCATGATTACCATCAAAGAATCGCATCCGTTCTCGGCCGACTTCGCGCACGCTTGCCGCGAGAACTACGGCAAGGATTACATGGGCCGCATTTCGCCAAAGTCGGCACGCGCGCTGTGCGGCATGTATCCAGTTCCGAAAGTCGGAAATGAAACCCTCGTTGCGCTGCGCCCGAACGGCCCGCGCCTGTATGTTTCGAATATCAGCGGGCATTTCGTGCTGCGCTCCGCACAGGCCCGCGTGTCCGAATGGCCGACAATGTTCGGCGTCACGTTCGTCCGCAAGCCGTCCGACAATGAGATTCTTGCGCAGATTGCGCATGCTTTCGCCGAAAGTGGAGTAATTAGCGAAAAGGATTTTCGCGCACTGTCCGAACACGAGGCGACGACGACCAATGACCGCGCCGCACTTCAGCGCATCTTGTACGGCAATGCGAACCGCACGCCGGGCGGGCAAGTCATCGCAGGCTGTGACGACTATGCGACGGTGCGCGCGCTGGCCGACTACATCGAAAAATTGGAGGGTTGAAGCATGCTGAAAACTCATATCAACCGGTGCGATCAATTCAACCTGGCATTGTCGCAAGGCGGTTACTCCTGGCCTGGCGGTTATCCGCTTTACTTCGTGATGGCCGATGGCGAAAGCCTGGCCTTTGACGTGGCGGGCCTTCCCGATGTAGCTCCGCTGATTCGCGATGCAATCATCGCTGGCCCGCATACCGGTAACGATGAATGGTGCGTGGTCGCTGTTGCGATCAATTGGGAAGATGAGGAACTGAAATGCGTGCATACCGGGCGCGCCATCGAATGCGCTTATCCATCCGACGAAGAGGACATTTAATCATGCGACTTGCAGCAACTTTGACGAACACGCGCAACGGCAAGAAAACTAACGTGCGTCTCCGTGCGCCGTCGATTCATGGCGGTATCTGGATTATGTCGGAGCGTGCGCGCCGCGCCGCATTCAAACGGATTGACGCCGATTGGACCGACACGAATGCGGGCGTAGTCTCGACGCACACGGCCCGCGCCGTAGACCAAGACGGATTCCACACTTTCACTATCCACACGGAGCAATGACCATGTGCCGCAATACCGAACTGAAGAAATTCCGCACGCTGGCGGGACCAGCGCGCCGCGCCGCGATCCGTCGCCACCTGGCCGGCGTGGATAAAATCGACTTCGCCGCCGATCCGCATACCCTGGCAATCTCGCAGCAATGCGCCCTGGCAGACATGGCGCGTGCCGTGTGCTGGCGCAAATCCATCACGTCGTGCATGTCGCTCGGTCTGGCCTTTTTCGTCTACCTGTCCCGCGATGCGGGCCGCACCATCTAACGCTGGAGAAAACATCATGAATATCGAATACATCGAAGTCACGGCACGCGGTTTTAACGGCGCGACGGATACCACGGATGACCGCGTTATCTGGTTGTCGGCTTCGTCCCTGGCGAACGTGGTTGAACTGCTGGCCGCGTGCAAAGCGCCGCATCTGAAAGTCGAACGACTCAGTAGCGGCAACGTGGTAGGCGCTGCGCTTGACTTCGTGCTGCCGGCCCAAAATGCCGAACTGGTGGCGCACCTGTTCTCGTTCGTGGTGGCCGACATGCGCGCCGCGCTGGAGCGCATCGGCAATGACGCCAGCGTGTCGGCGCTGGACTTCCCACGCATCGCCCGCGCCGCGCTTGAGGTGTCGAAATGATGGGCCTGATTCTGGCCCGTATGCTGGCCCTCGTGTTCGCGCTCATCGTCGGCGGGTTCATCACCCTGGTCATGCTGGCGTTCGGCGATAAACAGGAAGCGATGCAATCGGCCATTATCACGGCCATGTTCATGTGGCTGATCGCCCCGAGTGCCGAGGATCGCGCCGACTTCGCCGAATTCCAAAAGAGCCGTGAGCGCTTCCCGTCCTGACCATGAAAAAGCTGATCGTGTGGGCTGCTGCGCTGGTCCTGTCCGTTCTGACTGTCGGACTGCTGCATTACCTCGTGTCGCCATGGGCCGCGCAAGCTGTTGCGCCCCTTGTCGGTATCGGCTTCGGCGCTGGTGCGCTGATGCTGGTCGGGTCATGATCTAACCCGCTCCCCTCCTACCCTGGCCCGCTTCGTGCGGGCCTTTCTCATTTCTGGCCCTGGCATTCCCCTGGCCTGTCTCCCTCGTGCGCGTGCGTTCATGCGCTGGCATGCACGAACCTCTGTTTTTCCCAAACCTGCATAGCGGGGCTGTAGCGGCCTGCCCTGGTGGCGACGTATCAGCATGTCGGCCTGTCCCTGGTCGCGGCGTGGTGGCCTGGTCCCTGGCCTGGTAGCGGCATATCCGCATAGCTGAATAGCTGGATGGTTGCATAGCGGGTTGTCCCTGCGTTTCCGAATAGCGTTTAAATCGACGGAATGGGGCCGCCACGCTGCGAACGCGGGTCGATTGGTATCCGCCTAGCCTGATGGGTCGAAAACGGCGCTACGGGCTTCTAATCGAGCCGGGGTCAAAAGGTACTTCCCAGGGGGTCGAAGGGCTGCGGGGGTCCGCTGAGCCCCGATTCACGCGATTTTTCGAAAACGGCCATAGCACCAATCTGTTGACACGGTTTTTCCTTGTCATCCGACTGACGAGAACCCGAAGATCTCTAAAAACGCTGTTTTCACTTTTACTTCTATCTGGACTATTTTTATTTTTTTCTCGCTACACGTAGTCAAAACAGGCTAAATAGAGAGCATAAGAAGCAAAAACGGGTAAAAATAGTCGAAAAAATGCAATTTTGCTACCAAAGATCCCTATTCGAGCGATTTTGAAGTCGACGAGCATTTCAGAAAAAATTCGTGAAGGCGTAAAAAACCCGGCTCGCGGCCGGGATAGAGCACCTGGTCAGGTGTCAGAGTTCGTCGTCATCGTCGATTTTCTCCGATTTCGACTCAACGAAGCGCCGCACCTTGTCCGTGTCGACGTGGATTCCACCGTCAGGATCGCGGTACTGGAACATTTCAGGCTCGCGCGTGTAGTAAGTGCGGAATTCGCTGCCGACGCGCACTTTTCCGATACTCTCGAAGCGATACCTGGACAGCATTGCACCGATGGCCTTGTTGCCCGGCACATCGTATCCTGCGTCCATCAGCACCTCGGCCAACTTCACACCGTCGATCAGATCGTTGGAAATCAGCGGTTCGTTACCCTCGGCGATGATGTCGAACACGTTCTGGATGAACTCGGGCTGCGCCTGGCGGATCATGTACAGCTTCGCATCAGTGGTCGGTGCGTTGCCTTTCGGCTTGAACGTGTCCAACTGCTCCCATTCCAGCAGCCATTTCCGTAATGCCGGCGCCGACGTGGCGATGGTCGCGTACAACCGCTCGTAGTAATCCGGGTCTTCGGCCAGGAATGCGTCGAGTTTGTCCTTCCGCTGCCACCGGCTGAACAGCACACAGTATCGCCGGCCGTCGTCATCCAGCGGCAGCGCGTCGCGGAAATTCGAGAACAGCAGATATGAGGTGGTGTTCACCGCATCGTAGGTTGCCTTGCCTTTCGGGTGAACCTCGATCACATCGTTCGTGATGAACGGCTTGATGCGATTCAGCAGTTCGTACTTGTTCGTCGCCTTGATGAGCCGCACTTCTTCGATGCAGGTGACGCACTGGCCGACAACCCAGTCGGTGAACGGCGATTCCAGAATGTGCGCGTTGAGCATCTGGACGTTCGACACGCCCATCACCGCGCGCAGCAGGAATGCGAAGAACGACTTGCCGTCACCCTCGACGCCTTGCAGCAGGATCGACCAGTTGACGTGCTTGCCTGGGTTCTGCACCACCCATGACAGCCAGTCCACCAGCAGCCGGCGTTCTTCCGGCTTTTCGAGCAGGTGGGCGACGTGCTTCTTCACGCGCTTGATGGCCGCTTTGTCGCGCGGCAGCAGTTCGTCCGGCAGTTCAGGGATCTCGTGCTCGGGATAGGTGTTGGCGAAAATGCCGTCCGGCCGGTGGAAGATCTTGTCGGCGCCAGGCTCGTACCGGCGACCGTTCACGACCGTGATCTTGAAGACGTTCAGCGCGAGCGTCGACGCTGTACTGGTCGGCGTGGTCTTCCCATCGAGCACATCCTTCTTCGTCATCGCCTTCCGGTCGAACATCGCGTTGAAGCCTTGCTGCGTGGTCGAGAATTTACGGTCGGTGTCGTAGAAGCGGTCGTCCGTGGTGTCGTACACGAATGGCGCCGCCCAGCCTGGCGTCTTCTCGTTTTTCGATGGCGAATAAGCGATGGCCTTCTTCACCTCGGACAGCGGCGTTTTGCTCTGATTGATGACATCGAGTCGTTCTTTCGCCAGCGTCGCCATGGCCGAGCGAGCCAAGCTGTCGATCTCCGCTTCACGCGCAGCATCGCGGGCCTTGTTCCAGCCCGGCAGATCTTTCGCGGCGCTGAACATATCGCGCAGCTTCAGGATCAGCGCCACGTTCGATTCGGCCGCAGCCTCTTTCGACAGTTTCAGGATATAGCGCGCCGTCAGCGGCGAACGATGCTTGCCGTCGATGGCGAAGTCGGCCCAGCGGCGGTCGCAGCCATCGCTGTCGAAGTTGTCGGCGGTCTCCGCCCACTCCTTCCACAAGTCCAGGCCGTCGTCGCTACCGTCGAACTGGTGATGCAGGGCCATACCGACTTTGATCCAGGTGTCGTAGTCGTCGGCGTTCGGAACCATCATCAGGCGGTTGCGCAATTCATCTTCGCCGATGTCGACCGCCTGGGAGTCCTCCAAGAACGGATTGTCCATGTCGATCTCGCCGAGTTGATTGCTGCGAGCTTTTTTGACGATCTTCCAGTCGCTTTCCTTCTTCGCGCG